TCAATGTTGCGCCGCGACGAGCACCCAGCCGCGAAATGGGTTGTATTCCCACTTCCCAGTCGCGTCGCGCTCGTATTGGCCGTTGATTTCGTTGATCACCACGCTCGGCAGATGCGCGGCGTCCTTGAACATCTGCTCCAGCCCCGCGAAGATCGCGCGGAAAGCCGCCGGATCGCCGCCTGACTTGCCGATCGCGAAACCGATATTGACGGCCGCCTTGGCGATCGCCGCCGCGGGGCCGGCGCCGAACGCGCTGGCGACATCGGCAAGATCGTCGAGTTCGAGATGCGTGGCGTCGGACCAATCGCGTTTTCGAATATCGGCGAAGATCGCGCCGAGATTGGTTTGCGCATAGGCGATCTGCTTGACGAATTGCGCGACGCTTACATGCCCCCGGCCGTCGATCTCCGCGTTGGCGAGGTCGAAGATATAGGGGACGAGCGTCGCGGCGATGCTGGCGCCGGGCACGCCGGCGAGACCGGCGATATAAAGCCCGTCGTCGACGGTCAGCTCCGCCGCGTCGCGCCAATGATGCGCCTGCACGTCGATGATCAGGCGCTGAATGTCCGTCGCGGCGCGCGAGAACACGCTCGCCAGCGTGCCGGTCGCGACGCCGCCAATGGTCGCCGGCAGATTGAGGACAACGGCGAGCGAGGGCAGATTGAGGATGTTGGTGACGGAAACGGTCGCGACGGCGGGGGTCATAGGCCAACCCCGCAATTAAGCGCCCAGCAGGCGAGCCAGCCGGCGATGAAGCCGACCGCGACGCCGCCGAGCGCGCAAATGATGTTCACGATCATGATTGCTCTCCTCGAGGAGCGCCGCCGGTGATCGCGGACCGCCGACGACGCGTGAAGCGGGGAAGCGCCTTTACGCGGCGTTCTTGGCGTTGCGGAAGTTGAGCGCGAGCGCGTCGAGACCCCAGCGCGCTGCCCACCAAAACGTGCCCGGCGCGGGATGCGGGAAAGACATCGCCAGCCAGGAGGCGAGGCCGTTGATGATCAAGGTCCACGAGATCGCGGGGGAGATGGCGGCCCAAAGCGACGCCAGCAGCGAGGTCGCGTCCGGCGCGGGGGTGGCGACGGCCTGCGCCAGCACGGGCTCGGCGAGGCAGAACATGCAAAGGGCAACGGCGGCGAGTTTAGCGAACATGATGGTCGTCTCCTATGGAAACGCCGGCTCGAATGAACCGGCGCGATGGGGGCGGCTTGGTGGAAGGCGTCAGGCGGCCGGCGCGGCGGGCGTCGGGCCGAGATTGAGGCCGCCTAGCGCGGCGATCGCCAGGGCGAGCTTGGCCCGCTCGGCGGCGCCCGCTGTCTCCAGATCAGCCAGCGCGGCGTCGAGCGCCTGCATCTCGGTCAGGTGCGCGGCGTCGGTTTGCTTGGCGGCGCCCGCTGTCTCCAGATCAGCCAGCGCGGCGTCGAGCGCCTGCATCTCGGTCAGGTGCGCGGCGTCGGTTTGCTTGGCGGCCGAGATATAACCGTCGGCGGTCGAAGTAATCGCGGCTTTCTGGGCCGCGATGTCGTCGAGGATCGTCATGGGTTTTCCTTTTGCGATGGCCTGGCGTTGCATGAGGGCCGCGCGGGACGCCTGGCCGAAACCTAGCGCGGCAATTGGTGAGTCAGTCGACGTGGGCGGCCGGGCCGAGCGCGGCCTCAGACCGCGAGCGCGCTACTTCGGCGCTGGGATGAAATCGACGTAAAATGTGTCGCCAACTTCGAACGTGCCAACGAGCGCGGGGTTGGCGACGTGTAGATCCATGCTCACGCTCGGCGACCAGCGGGCGAAGCTGTTATTCTCGTCGCTGCCATCTTCGGGATAAGCCCCGTCTTTGGCGACGCCGAAAAACTTCAACACTTCGGTCTCGCCACCGTTCGGAATGATCGCGCCGACGCGGACCTTGGCGCGCATTTTTCTGTCTTCGGACATGGCCTTCTCCTATGTTGCGGGAACCGCCGCACGCGGGTTAGTTAAACGCGAATGCCGCCCGGCCCCGGACCTTCCATCGGCCCGGCGGGCGTTTGCGTCGCGCAGATCGCGTAGGCCATGCCGGCGATCATGAGGATGGCGAAGAGAACGCTGCGCATCGTCAGTTGCCTCCGATTCGCTGCTGGAAATAATCCGCCCAGAACATCGCGCGCTTGCCACGCTTGACGTGCTGCGTCGCCGACGCGGGCCGCTCATAGAACGCGCTCGCTGCGAAGCCGGCGTCATAGACGGTCGTCGCCTCGCGGATCATTTTGAGCGCGTGCATCTCGGAGTGTTGAAGCTCCCACCATACCGCCGCGAGCTGCTTGGCGACCGGCGGCAGCTTCGACACATCGATGCCGCAGCCGGGCCACGTTCCATTGCCGTCGCGGATCAGCCTGATGCGATCCAAGTGAAGCTGATGCAGGCCAAACGCCTCGTGGTTGTCGCCGATCGCGCTCGGATCGAGCGTCGATTCCGCGTCGGCTTGCGCCAGCATCGCGCTAGCGAAGATCGGCGTTTGTGCCTTGTCTAGCCAAAAGGCGTGGATCTCGCGCGCGTTGGCGTAATATTGCGCTTGGGTGATGGCCATCAGGCTTCAACTCCCATGCCGGCGACGCCATGCTGCTGCATGTCGAAATAGGGGTCGTAATTTGTCGCCGGATAGAAATTCCCGGCGAAGAGTTCCGCTTGACGAAACACCGGCACGCGCTGCACGTGATCGTTGTCATGAAAGGAATGCCGACACTTCGGCGTTCCCCAATCGCCGCCCCAGATCAGCCCGTGCTTCTTGGCGAGGGCGCGCAGCAGCGTGTAATCGGCCTTCCAGTTCACCGCGCCCGACGGCCCGGCGATGCCGAGATCGCAGGCGACGCCATAACCGTGGCAACCGACGTTGCGCAGCTCGGTCGCGTGCTGATTGAACAGCTGTTGCTGACGGCGCGCCGAGCGGAAGGTTTCGAGCACGACCAGGTGATGGTCGTGGCCCGCGGCCTCGGCGATCAAGGCCGCGACCGCCGCGCGCGTGCCGGGCTCCAACAGCTCGGTCGATTTTTGAATGTCGGTCGAATGGAATGCCGGCGATTTCGTCAGCACGTCGGCGTAGAACGACGTCATCTTGGTCTCCTGTTTCGCCATTGCGTTGATCACGTTGGCGTGAGCGCGCCTGTCGGTTGCGATCATCGCCAAATTATCTTTCTCGGCTTCGGGTTGTTGTTCTCGGTTTTCTCGTCACACAATCGGCGGACGACGATCCCGACTTCCGCTTTGGTCAGCGGGACATTCGAGCAAATCATGAGGATGGCGATGTTTCGACAGGTGAAGCCGATCATCCAATAACCGATGATCTTTTCACCGATCTCGCGCGGGTCCATCGGCGCGCGGTCTATTCGAGCCCGGCTGCCCGCGCCGCGAAGACGAGGCAGCCGAGGAAGAAGCCGACGCCAGCGATATAGGTCGCGATGGCTTCGCATGACGGGCCGCGCCCTCGTGGAGGATCGCCCCATCGCCATGGCCTTTCCACCGCAGGCGTCGCGAGCGCCCAATCGATGAGCCTGTTGGTGATGGCGATAGCGCCTTTCACAGCGCCGACCAAAGGGCGGCGATGATCCGCGAGACGAAGATCGCCGAGACCAGACATCCCGCCCGCGTTGATGATCAGCATGAGAATGCGCCATTGGTCGGGATTGATCATCAAAGCCTCCTATGTGGTTTCGTGAGCATGGTCCGCGCGAAAATCGCGAACAGCGCCAGGGCGAACGCCGCGCGAAACGAGAGCGGCGCGCGCATGTCATCCCCTCGCCAGAAGCCGCCAAACCGCCCACGCGCCGCCGTAGATCGCGAGCGCGGCGGCGAGGGCGTCGATCACAGCCGCGTGACGCTCACGCGGCCGACGCCAGCCTTGAGCAGGCCGCTCGCTCCCGCCGCGCCGCGCGAGAGATCGAGGTCGCGGCCGGTCCAGCGCGCCGGGCCGCGATCGTTGACGCGCACGACGACGCAGCGCGCGAAACAGACATTGAGCCGCGTCCCGAACGGCAATGTGCGATGCGCGGCGGTGAGTCCCGACGCGCGGAACCGCTCTCCGGTCGCCGTGCGCGCGTTCAAATATTCGCCGCCGCCGTAGTAGCTCGCCAGCACGGTAAAGCCGCCGGCGCCCAGCGACGCCGCGACGCGCCTGTGAGTGATCCGCTTCGGCGGATGCGGGCGGACGGCGTGCAAGGATTCCTTGCGAACTGGATGGGCCTGGAAGTCCGCCCGCGCCGGCAACGCGGCGAACCCGAGCGCGGCGATGATAAGCAGTCGTCTCATGTATCGATCCTTTGTTGTTGGGAGGTTGCAGGCCTGCCTTGGGCTCCTTTCTCGCGACGGCCGTGGGGAAGCGGGCGCGCGACGGCGCGCTCGCGGGAGCGAGTGTTCGAGTTTGAAGAGTTTTCGGGGAAGAGCGCTTAATGCTTGAAGATCGGCGGCGGCGCCTAGATCGTCGACGTTTTAATGCCTTCGCCGGGGAACGGTTTAGATGGAGCGAGCCACTGATTTAGCGGGATCGTGCCCATAGTTTATCTCCATGACGCTGTGGGAATTTCAGGGGATTGTTATGGAGTTGCTTGGTTGCGATCCCTGACCCGCTTGATACAACTGCGTGGCGGTGACATATCGAGCGACAGCCGATGAAAACGCTATGAACTCAACAGGACTTGGGAACGTGTGATTACCGTTGGGATCAATCCAGGCCAGCGTGGGTGCGCCGTTGGAAAATGTTGACGAGAGCGCACCCCCCGAGCCGTTGGCCATGAGGTAGGACGCCTCGGCGTTCATATTGGCGAGTTGGGGTTGCGAGATAGAGTAGGCCCCATTCAAGGCGGAGCCAAAGGACGTCGAGGAAATTGACACTGTGGGGTTTGACGCGGCGGCGAGCGCGGCTTGGAACGCCAGCACGTCGGCGGCGCTGTCGTCCTTCTGCGTCACCGGAAAGGTTTGCGGAACGCGGTAGAGGGCGACGATTTGACCGCCGGATATTTGCGCCCATATCGGCGTCGCCGCGACGGGGGACGCGATGAGAGAAATGATGATTGAGAATAGCGCGAGCATCAGTTTACCCTCCCCTTCCAATCCCAACCATAAGTATACATAACCATTGTTGAACTTGCTGCGCATTGATAACTTAGCACCGCGCTGCTTGTGATTAGATATTCCGCTCTTGCGCGACCGGCCGCCGTTCCCATCATCGTCCCAAATGGGAAGGCGGATGAACTGTTATATGTCGACAGCATGTCGGCCGGCCCGAAATAAGAACAACTTGAATTTCCCGAAAACATATCGGATATATAGAAAACATTATTCAAGCCGTGCGGAGCTGTTACCGTGACCGCTGTTACGCTCGTTGCTGACGTGGCCGTATTTAAATCGACTATGCGACCAGTGATCGCGCTCGCTCCAACGAACAAACATCTATCAGAATAGCAAGCTATTGGAATGTAACGCGAATTAGCATCTGTGATTAAGGTGTTAATCGCGCGAACATAAGTTGTTCCGCTTATTCCACTTGGCACGTCGGAGCAAGCCAACACGTTGTCGATGAAGAAATCGACATTAGCCCCGGAGTTGTAGCTGACGGCGCACATGAAATACGTCGACGACGCCCCGAGCGTGACGCCGTTGCCGAGGCCGCCGCCGCCAGAGCCAGCGGACCACGCCGAACCGACAAGCTTTGTGTAAGACGCGCCAATCGATAGAAAGTTGATGCCGACAGCATTGGTTCTATCGGTTGCATAGCCGGCGGATATTTTGAGAGACGTTCCGTCGTAGCAGACGACGCCGAAGACAGCGGCTTGCGTCCACGACGCGCTCATATTGTAGGTTCCCGCGCCGCCCGTGCCGGTCCCCAGTGAACTGATGGTTTCTCCCGCAATGGAGTTGATGCCAGTGCAGATTTGGCCGGCCGCGAACGTCCCGGTCGGCGTTGGAGATGAATTGATGGTCATCGTCGTTGTTGACGACGTGCCTTGCGCTGTGGCGATTGAATTGGCGGAGATTTGGCCGCCGGTGATATAGTTCGGGATAACAGCGCCGCCAGAACCGGCTTGCCCAGAAAAGTATTGGGATTGGACGGGTTCGGCGCAAAAAAGAAGAGCGACGCTAAGTGCGATTAGACGAGAAATGATTGCCCGCATTATTGCACCTGTCCGCTAAAGAACGCCGTCGATGAAGTGGTTTTGGTGAAAGGGCCGGTTGACGAGAACACAACGACGATGCCTGTCGCGAATGCCGCTGGGTTCGGCCACGCCACGCTCGCCGATTGACCGCTGATTTGCCAAACATATTTTGGCGTCACCGTTCCGTCAGCCGGGGCGCTTGTCGCGTCGAAGATCATCAACCATCCGCCGCTTAGGCTTGATGAGACGGTGAGCGACAGCAAATTTCCAGCAGACGCCTTGAGCACATGGCTTGACTCAGCGGCCGCCGAGACAACTGGCGTTAGAGCCGTCCCGGCCACTGATAGCGGAGCAGCGGGCGAGCCCAGCCCATTCGGAAAATAGGCCGCGACCGCTGGGAGATAGCCGCCGGGGACGGCCGTGTAGAACGGCAGGCCATTGACCGAGAAGGTGTCGTTGGCGGCGCGCGCCAGCGGCGCGCGCAGCAGCGCCGCCGCGACCGCGAGGGCGTGAATTATTTTCATCGGTTTCTCCAGGTTAGGGAGTGGCCCTTACTTTCTGCCGTAGACCGTCACGCTCGCGGAAAAGGTAGAACCTGTGGATGGGATTGCGCCGCTTTTAGAAGCGCGCCACAATATAGCTCAAGCTGTCGTTAAATTTATCTCCGCCGTATGCTCCTAGCCCGGTGTTAAACAGTAGTAAATACACGTTACCATAAAGCCAAGAGATGTGTTGATACCCAACATAACGTCCGCTTCCGACTGGATACCATTCAGGGGTTATACTTCCAAACGTAGACGCGCTGTCCGTGGCGTCGGCTATGGTCATGTTTACGCGCCCAGTATTTCCTCGTCCCGTCATGGAGACTACATTTCGTCCGTAAACTCCGCCCAAGCCTACTGAAGGATCGGTAGAAGTGATGCACTGGCCGTTATTTTGAACACCTGCTCCGTAACTTCCGGGGAGCAAGCCCTGGTAAACAAGAGACGTGCTTCCTGCCGCCGCGAGCAACCATCCCTCTTGATTGGGGCTCGGACCGTCGTCGCGGACAATCATGACGATGGAGCCATCAGGCCGTGCGGCGATGGAATTTTCATCCCAAGACGATCCACCGGGCTGTTGCGAGGCGGCGTTCGCCCCGAGCGTCCAGGTGTCGCCGCCGTCGTCGCTATACATCAGGCTCAACCAGAGCGGGCCAATCGCCCAAACCGACGTAGCCAAGCGCCAGCCATTCACGCCAGCCGCGACTTGCGCCGAATTGAATCCGAGCACGGGTCCGCTGCTCGCACCCGCGACGCCTCCTACGTCGGAAACTCCGAACAGCAGGCGCGGAGACGACCAAGTGCCGGCGAGGCCGTTTTGGTCGGAATGTATCTCATAGACGGAGTAAACATTATTCGTCGCCGGTTTTGTGTCATTCCATATATAGACAAGGTAGACCCTGCCGGCGTGCGGCCCCTTCTGCACCTTCAGCAAAAGACCGGTCATCTCTCCGACAGCAGAAATGCCGTAATTCGTCGGTTGCGCCAGCACTTGCTGCGGGCTGCTCGTCGTCACCGCATAGGTGCTCTTATTGAATTCCCAGGTCTGGTAGACGATACGATTGGGATATTCGTAGGTTCCCGCTTCCACGGTTGAACACGGACCCGCGAGTGTCGCATAGCCAACGGCCGCATCGGTTTCGTAAAGCTTGCAGGCGCTCATGCTTCCGAAGCAATTTGCTTGAGGATGAGAATCCGGCGACAGCCCATACCGTTGCACAAACCCGGCCGCCAAGAGTTGCGGATCTCGCAAACTCTTGTCCAAATTCCACCCCGTCAATGTAGCTTCATCGAGACCGATTGGAAGAACTACGAATTGGCGCATCCATACCGGGGCCTCTGCCAAATCTATGTTTGTTACCGTTGTTAGGCCATTCGCCGATGCGTCATATTGCGCGGGTCCGCCGTTGACGCTAATAGCATTGGAAACATTTTGAAATCTGGCGGAGATTTGCACTCGTGGATTTTTGCCAGTAAAATCCATCAAATTTTGGCCGCCGAATGGCGACACTACGGCCGTTCTTCCGGCCTTGCCCGCCGCCAAGTCTGGGTAGTCGTCGGAGACGAAATACTTGCTCTTGGCGATAACATATGACGGTCCACCGGTTCCCAACAGTCCGCATATGATGCGCTGCGCCCCGGTCAGGTCCGAAGTTACCCAGCCGTCAAAAAACATTGAATTTATCGAACTGGTCTGGAAATTTGCAACGGGAGACCCGCCGTCCGCGGTGCGATTTAGCGCCGTGCCATAGACCGGGATCGGTGACGACGCAAAGCCAAAGGGAGAGCACAGAGCGAGCGCCACCTCCACGACGTCGCCGGACGTCGCAAGCATCACGCCCACCGTCGGATTGGCCGCGGCCTTGTAAATCTGGAACTGCCGCCATTTCGACGAGATGCTCGATGTCACGTCGAGATTGGTCGTGCCGCCGTCGACGGTGATTTGCACCTGGCCCGTTCCGGTGCGCCTGCGCAACCACACGGAGAACGTCTGCGCAGCGGTCGCGGAGGTAATCGCCTGTAGGGCCGTGGCGCTGGAGGCAGTCGCGGTAACCGATGAGCAAGGCTCGCCATGCGGGCCCGTCGAATCGAGCGCAGCGGTCGCATTGGTTTTTGTCCAAGCGCTTTGCGTGAGATCATCGGACCATAGCGAATTATAGGTGCAGGCCGTCCCCTCTATCAACAATGCCTGCGAGCCATGTGTCCAATCGTAGGGTGCGCCATTCAGCGCCAAAGTTGCGGTCTTGAGATAGGAAAGTCGCTTGACGCCCCAATGGTTTTTGGCGCGCGAAGCGTAAATCGTCTTGCCGCTCGTAATGCTCGTCGAATTATCGGCGTCCGACACGCCGAGGCCAACGGTCGGCGTCGCGCTGGCGGCTTTGAAAGTTATACCGATAGCGAACCATCCTGGCGCGTAGGGATTGCCACTCGCATCGGCCGTAAACACATAGCCCGTCAGACCACTGCCCTGGGTCCCGACGGCTTTCATCGCCATGTCGAACCAACAGTTGCGAACCGTGCCATCGCTCACGTGGAGATACGCCTTGTTCGCCGTGCCGGCTTTGACGACAAACTCGACATAGTTCCAGTAGCCTACCTCGGTGCTAGAGCCCTCTGTAATAATTGCGGTCGTCGAGGTCGCGGCCAGCAAATTGCCGTTCGTCGTCACGCCATCGGGACCAGTTTGCGAACCGGTAACGGTCGCCGAGGTCGCGGTCCAATAAGCCTGCGTCAGGTCCTCCGAATAGCGAAAGAGATTGTGCTTGGCGTATTTGAGCGAGCCGTCGCTTTGCACGCAAAGCTTTGCCTGCGCCCATTGCGCTGCCGGAAAGACGCCATTGCCGGCGTCAAGACCGCCGAGAAAATTATTCGCGGGCGTGACGAGATCGATGATCTCTTGCGCCGTGGCGCACTTTGACACTGTAGCGTCAATCGCGAATCCCGATACGTAACTGGAAAGAAGAGCAGGTGCACCGGGGAGGCCCGAGGGGAGCGCGTTATTGGCGGCGGCAGCGTCCGCCTGCTTGGCATATGCCACGCTCGCGAGAACCGATTGGTCGACGTAAGCCATGCTCGGCGGCAAAGGAAGTTCATATGTCCACGAACCGGAGCCGCTTGAGCCGACCTTTGCGTAAATGCCGTTGTTAGACGGCGTTGAATCGGCGACGACCCAAGCCGGAGTCCCGGCTGCATGGGCGAGGTCCGCATTGGCGGCGGCGAGCGTCGCATAGATCATCGCGCCCGAGCCGGCGATAGATTGCAATACTGCAATTGCCGCCGCGTTTGCACTAATTTCATTGCCCTGTGTCGTCGCGTTTGCACTAATTTCATCGCCCTGTGTCGCCACCGTCGACTCTAGGGCGAGAAAAGTCGGAGAATTCTCCAGATAGTTGATTACTCCCGCGGTCTCGACGCCAACCGCGTAGCGTGGCGAAACGTAGAGCCCGCTCGACCAAACCAAGTCGTAGACGGCGCCAGCGGTTAACTGAAATTGCGCAAGCCCAGTCGAATCGGCGGTCAACGGATTGGAGATCGGGCTCCCGCTGAGATCATAGACGGCCGCCTTGGCCGTCGTGCCGGTCCGGTATACCGTCACTACGGCGCCGGGAAGGGCGACGTTTGTTTGGAGGTTTGTCACAGTTAAATTGATTTGGATCAGGCTCATAAACTGGACCTCTCGGCATGGAGCTTAAATTCGAGTTCGGGCCCGCCGCCATTGTCGCGTTGAGGATCGCGAGATTCCCTGCGGTTGTCGCACTTGGATTGGCGGCGGCGATGGCCAATCATTATTAGACGACGAGATAGGTGACGCTGACCGTCGCCGAGCCGCTGGCGAAGGAGCCGCCGACGCCCGTCAGCACGATTTCAGACGCGACGCCCCAGATGAAGCCGCCTGTCGAATAATTGTGATTGGCGCCGGTCGAGACGCCGACCGAGCCGAACGCCCCGGATGAACCGCCGGCAGCGCCGCTGGCCAGATATTGCGGATCGATGTTGATCGAGCTTGGTCCCGTCACTGGGGTTGCGATCGTGACCGAGACCTCGAGCAGATAGGCGCCTGCTGGGACCTTCGCCGTCGTCGTCAGGGTGCTGGCGCCAGAAAGCGCGACTGTCTCGGAGAGCGTGTTGATCTGCGACGCGCCGTAGCCCGCGCCGCGCGGCGTGTAGGGGACCGGCGTGCACGCTGACAGCGATTGGAGCCCGTTGTTGTAAACATTGAAGCTCTGGAACTTGAAATACAGCCACACGCCGACCCATGCCGCCGGCAGGTTGTATTGCAGGATGTTGGAGAGCTGCGCGAACTGCGCGCCGCTGGAATGCGCCGCGGGCGTCGTGCCGAACGCGCCGCGCTGGACGTTGGTCAGGTTATAGGCGTTGGCGCCGGTCAGCGTCGCTGTTTCGAACGCGACCAGCTCGGAATCGATCAGCGACAGATTGACTGCCCCGGCTTGCGCGTTGGCCGCCGTGGTCGAGGCCAGCTCGCCGCCGCTGGCCGCTAGATTTACCGAAAGCGTGTCGGTCGTGTCGAACCCGCTCGCCGATGGGTAGGACGCCGTGAGCGAGCCCATCGGCGCGGCGCGCGCGACCACGCCGATTTGCGTATAGGTGCTGCCGCCATCGATCGACACCCAGACGTTGCAGCCGCCCCAGTTCGGATCGGGGACGCCGCCAGAACCGCCAGAGGCGCCGAACCAGATTTGCGCCACGCCATTCGACGCCGCGGCGGGCGGTTCATAGACCAGGCTGAGGTCGACCGGATCGGCGGTGACCGTCACGTCGATGGTTTGCGGCGCGGAGCCCGAAACGATGTTCGGCCCCGGCGTCGACACGCCGATCGTCAAATCCTCGGCGATGACCACGAACGAGCCGTCGTCGTTCTCCTCGATCTCGAGGATGCGCACGGTTTTGGCGCTCAATCCAAGCAGCGGATCGGTGATCGAAACCACGTCCATCGGATCGAGCAGCGAGAATTCCCACGACACGGTGAAGCGGAACGTGTTGCGGATATAGAGCCCGCGCTGAAGCAGGATTTGCGCGACGGTCGCCGCGACGGAGAGATCGCAGATTTCATGCGCGGTCATGGTCGGCGCGAGACGCAGCCCGTTGATCTCGGCGTCGTAAAGATCGCGCGCCTCGATCGGCGTCGCCTGATATTGCGGCTGGCCATTGGGCTGCGGCAGGGTGATCGAGCCGGGCGATACGCCCTTGGCGGCGATGGTCAGCGCCTGGACGAAGTTGGCGCTGATCTGCGACGTGACCAGCCCTGCGTCGACGTTAACCCCGGCGCGGTTCTGCGCTTCGAGCCGCTGGACGTTGAACAGGGCCAGCGGATCGTTGCGCTCGACCACGACCGGCGAGCCCTGCGCTCCGGTCATGTCGCCGCCCGACGGCGCCATGAAATGGTCGTAGGTCAGGACGTAGACCGGCGTGACTTGCGCGGTCCAATTGACGAGCACGCCATGGATCGACAGATCGCCGTAGGGCACGAATTTGAGCTTGCCCCCAGTCCACACCGGGGCGACGTTGAGCAGCTTGCACCAGCGCGTCAGGATGCTGGCCGCCGTCTCCTGTTGGACCAGCGCGGGCGAGAAGCATAGACCCAGCGCCTGCCAATAGGACTGACACGATGAATCGCCGGAGGCGCCCAGCAGGGTCGAGGCATCGAGCGATCCAGACATGAAGGACGGAACGCCGTAGCTCGGATTGGTCAAGAAGTCCTGAATGACGAGCGCGGGGTCGGCGTCGATCCCGTTGGCGCCGCTGCCATAGAACGGCCCGGCGATTTCAAACCGCAGCGAGCCGACCGCCGCCGATGAACCGAGATTGAAGCCGGCCGCGCCGATATAGGCGAGGCCCTTATAGGCGAGGTCGTATCCCGTCCCGGCCAGATAGCTCCAAGGCATCTGGCCCGACGCGCCGGTGAACAGTGAAAGGGCGCCCGCCGGCCCCTTGCCGTTGTTCTCGGACTGCCAGACCGATAGGCTCCACCCTTCAGGGTTTGGCGAGCCCGAGTGGAACAGATAGGTCGAATTGTTTTGCCAGACCTGGCCGATATTCGCGATCTGCCCCTCGCACAGCGCGAAGGCGAGGTCGGCGGTATAATACCAACTGGTGATGATCCAAGTTTGCCCAGTCCAGGCGAGGACCGGATGGGATTGGAAATTGTTATAATAGATGATGTTCGGCGCGAGCGGCGCCAGTCCATAGATGATTGGGCGGGGCAACGACTCCGCTGATGTCATCAGTTGCAGGCCGGTATAGGCCGGCACTAACGCCGCGAGCGATTGCGTCTGGCCGCCTTGAGACCCGCCTCCGCCGAAGCTCATGCGAGCGCCCTCACGCCAGCGCCTTGACGCGGCCGATCAGCGCGTCGCTCATGTGCCGCGTGACCCGCGTCGCGCTCGCCGCCGGCTCCTCGACCACGAAGCCATAGTCCGGCGTGGCGTGGATCAGGGTGAGCGGCTTGGCGAGCGTGACCAGCGCGAGGTGGCAATAGGTGCGCCCGACCCGAAATAGCATCGCGTCGCCCGGCTCCGGCGCGTCGACGATGATGAAATGCGCGCGGAACAGGTCTTCCAGAAACGGGTTTTCGCGCGCGACCATCCAATCCTTGGAATAGGAGCCGAAATCGGCGTGGTCGATCGCGCCGGCGTTGCTCAGGATGCACAGGACCAGCTTGCCGCAATCCACCCCGACGCCTTTCAACTCCGCCATGTGGTGATAGGGCGTGCGCAGCCATGTCCTGGCCTCGGCGACGATGCGCGCGCGGGTCTCGGCATGATCCACGGGAGACCTCACAGCGCGGTTTGCGGCGGCGGGATGAACGGGCAGCCGCCGAAGTTCGCGAGGTTGTTGAACGTCGCCTTGCATGTCGTCCAGGTGTGGTCGCAGCCCTGATAGATCGTGAACGTGTCGCCCGCCGCGGGCGGGTCGATCAGCGGGAACGACAGCACGATGGTCAGCCCGGCTTGGATGTCTTTCACGCCGGCCGCCAAGCCGTCGTTAACGCCGGAGGTGAAGACGATCGTCCCCTTGATGTGCTTCAGCGCCGCCGCGCTCGACACGATGATGCTTGGCGTCGATCCGACCCCGACCACGCCGGATGTGGCGTAGCTGGCCTTGTTGAGGGTGCAACCGGAATCATAAAGCGTGTGGTAGCAGTTCGCGATGAACACGTTGCGCGGCATGTTTTGGTTGAGCAAGACGAGATCATTGGCGACGGTCGCGTCGGCGACGATGGCCCCGGCGTTGATGCCGAGAAACCGGCCCTTGAACATCGTGACGCCGCCGACCAATGTTCCGCCGACGTAATCGGAGAAGAACGCGCGGTCGCGCTGGATCGTCGCGTTGTCGAACGCGCCATTGAGGATCGCGAACATCAGCGGCGCGCCGTCGAGGGTCCAACCGGACGGCGCGGCGAGCTTGATGTCTTGCTGGTCGATGTCGAGCCCGACGCTGGCGCGATATTTGAGCCCCTGGACGATCAGCCCGTTGGCGACGAAAGTGTTGCCGTTATAGGTGATCGGGGCGTCTGCGCTGGTCGAATAGAGCGTCTGGCCGTTGGCCAGCGTGATCGTGAAACATTCGGCGAAAGCGAATGACGGGCTTGGGCTGGCGATTTGCGCCGCGAGATAGGCTTTGAGCGCCGGGGAGACCGGCTTCATGACGTTCTCACCCGCTCAAATTCAAGCGCGTCGAGCGAATGCAGGCCCTTCGCGAAGTTCTTGAGCACGATGTCGTCGGTCGAGAAGTTGCACTTGAACCCATACCAGACGTCGGTCGTGATCACCGCGCCCGACGCGGGCGGCGTGGCGAAGGTTATCGCGTTGGCGTCGACCCCATTCGGCGCCGTGACGTTCCACGCGCCCGGCGCGGTTTGCGCGACGCCGCTGAGATAGACCGCGCCGATGTTGAGGATCGCGTCGACCGGCTCGGCGTAGCCGCCAAGCGTGCGCATCGCGGCGAAGGTCACCGTCGCACCATCGCCGAGGCCGATGGCCGAACCCTGTTCGTAACAGTCGGTCGGGTCGCGATAGATGAAGGGCAAGTCGCGGCCACCCTGTTGGAGAAAGAAGCCTTCGAGAATCTGCTTGGAATGGGCGTAGAGGCCGGGAAAGTCCTCGTCCGACGCCAGCGCCTCGTAAGGCAAGGTCCATTTGTAGAGCGGCCGCTGCCACCTTCGGCCCCTGGCCGTGCGCCCCGACGCGGCGGCGAAGACCAGCGTCGCGCCGGCGATGGTCGTGCGCTGCATCGGCCAGGTGACGCCGGGAAGCTCGGGGAAGCGAGGCAGCGCCATGTCAGCGCAGTCCAGCGCCGTTGCGCGTCATCTTGGTTATCGCCTTCATGACCTGACGCTGATTGCCGGTGAGCCAGCGATGCACGTCCTGGCCGTCATTCGCGTTGATGTTGAAATGCACGTTTTGCGACACCTGGGTCGAGGAACGCCCCGCGCCCAAGCCGCCGCCGCCCGCGAGCGCCTGGCGCATATTCCCGGCCGGGCCCGCGGGAAGGATCATCTCGCCGGGATGGATCAGCGCGGGAAAGCCGCCCTTGCCGTCGAAATTGCCGAGCGAGGGGACTTCCCACGAGCCGACATCGAACGCGAGCAGCCCGGCGAACAGGCCGCCGAGTCCGACCGAGCTTCCCGCCGCGCCGCCCAGCGCGCCGGAAAGCCCGCTGAACACGCCGCTCAGCGCGCTGGTGATCGAACTGATGAACGGCTGAATCATGCTGGTCATCGCTGTCACGGCGGCCGAGAATCCCTGTTGCAGCGGCTGCGAGATCGCGCCGGACAGACCTTGGAACAGCGGCGCGAGCGCGGCTTCCAGCGGCTTGGTCAGCGTGTTCTTGACGAGATCGCTGATGAGTTCGTTCATCAGCGATTGCGCCAGCTTCTTGCCGGCGTCCTTGGGCTTGGTGTGCTCGACAATGCCCTCGATCGCCTGCGACAGCGAGGAGGTCAGCGTGCCCGCCATCTGCTGGGACTCTTGCTGCCAAACCTTGGCCGATTCCTGCGCCGCCCTGGTCTGCTCCTGCAGCATCTTCAGCGTGTGCTGCGATTCCAGCGCTTCGAGCTTGTTGTTGATCTCGGCGATTTGCGCGGGCTTTTGCCCGGCGAGCTGCTTCTCTTGCTCGTAAAGCGCCTTAATCGACGCCAGCTCTTGGTCGTCGGCTTGGCTGACGAGGGCCTTCTTCTGCTCCTCGCTGATCTTCTTGTTCGCGGCGTCGAGTTCGTATTGCTGCTTGTTGATCTCGGTCTGTTGCTTGACCGCCTCGATCTGGCCGTCGATCTCCTTGCGCGCCTCGTTGAGCGCGTCGCTGTCGCCCTTCGCGCCCTTGCCCTTCTTCGCTTTGTCGGCGTCTTCGTCACGCGCGGCGTAGCGGGCGCGCGATTCGCCGGCGGTCTGCTGTTGAGGGCCTTCGACGTAGTCGGGATGCACGCCATAGCCGCGCCGCTCCTTGGCGAACGCTTCCTCGAACGGCACGCCGCCGGTTTGATGTCCAGAGCGTTCCTTGGCGAGCTGCTTAGAATCGTCGAGCGCCTTGTTCAACTCTCCGACGAATTTGGTGGCCCCCGCCGTCGCGTCGGCTATCGCTTCGACGACGCCATAGAATTGCACTTTCAGCGCGGCGACCGGCGGCGCGAGGCCCTGCAGCGCGGCGAGGAATTTGCCGCTAGCCTTGGCCGAGGCTTCGTCGATCTGGCGTTGCGCCTCCGCCGCGGCCTTGACGACGCCATCGTCCAGCGCGACGCCCGCCGCGCTCGCCGTCGCGCCGAGCTTCTGCATCTCAAGCTGGCCGCGAATGATAGGCTCATAGAGCTTTTCGCCGGCGTCACTGCCAAACAGCGCCTTGGCGAGATCGATGCCTTCCTCGCGCGGAAGATTGCGGATTTTCTGGCCAACGATGTCGATGAATTGGCCGGAGGTCTTCGCCTTGTCGGCGACCTTCAAAAAGGCTTCGTCGACCTTTTCGAGCGAGTCCTTGACCTCGCCAGCGTTGCGCTTGAATTGCTCGAACTGCTGCGAGGCGTTCTTGAGCCCGGCGACCATTGCGTCGGAATCGAGCCCGGCGCCCGCGCCGACAAGCTTCGCGCCCTGGATCTGATTGGCGCCGACGCCGGTTTCCTTGGCGATCTTGCCCAGCTCGGCGAGCTGATCTTGAGCGAAATTTCCCGTGACCACGGCGAGCGCCGCGATAGCCGCCGCCGCGGCGAGAGCGACCGTTGGCACGACGCCGATTGCGTTGGTCAAACCCTTGAGCGGGTTGACGACTCGTTCGATCGTGTCGCCGGAAAGGCTCGTGTTGTTCCACGCGAACTCGCCAATCTTGTCGAGTTGTTTGTTGAAATTCTTCGCGGCGCCTTCGACCTCGTTAATCGGCTTCGCCGAAAGCGACTTCAACTCTTTCTGCATGCCGGCCGCGCCGGCCGACGCCTCGCGCAGCGCCTTCGACAGATTGTCGTTGACCGATCCGCCCGACGCCGCCGCTTCCTTGGCGAGCTTGCGCACCTCGGTGTTGAAGGCGTTGAGCTGCGCCTTGGCGACGGCCACGGCGGCGTCGAGGCCGGTGACGTCGCCGCCAAAGCGAACGGAAACAGCGGAATCGGACATTCATCACCCTTTCCGCGCGGCTAAATCTTCCCCGTTGGGAACATCGCTCGCAGCTTCGCGTCGTTTTCGGCTTGGGCTATTTTCGGATCGGCCGCGCGGCTCGCCGGCTTGAACGCGCCGGCCCAGATCGCGATGTTGCGGACCAGCAGATGCGTCGGCGGAAACTCGCGCCAATAGGCCATGCGCGCGAGCATCCTGGGGAAGGTCAACGAGGCTTCAAGGCCGTCCGTCCACGCCTCGCCCGACGACTGGCAATAATGGGCTATGATTCGGTCGAAAGCGGCTGGGGAGCCGTCGAACGGTTCGTCGTCTCCCCCGTCTGTTCCCCCGGCGCGGCGTCCTCCGCCGGCTTGAAGAAGCCGGTCTGGCGCATGACGACGGCGATCGCCGCGACCAACTCGGTCGTCGAGGCCGGCAGGTCGAGAAATTCGTCGCGCGTCAGCGCCGGATAGGCCCGCGTCAGCGCGGCGTGGACGATGGCGATGATGTTCTCGAAATCCTCCTCCGACATCCGCGCCATCGCGGAAGCGTCGCCGCCCCGCATTTCCGACAGCACGGGCATGAGCCGCATCAGCGCCGGCACGACGACGCGCGACTGGCGCATCGCCAGCGTGGGCACGAACCATTCGCGCCCGGCCAGCATGACGACGGGACAGCCGGCGTAATCGAGCGACGGGTCCGCCGTATAGGTTTTTTGCGCCATGGAGGCTCCTTATGGCGTTGCGGGCGGCTTAATACGCCGTGTTGATTTCGCCGAGATTGTTCGCGGCGTTGGTGAAGGCCTCGAAGCCCATATCGGGTATCGTGAAGTCTTCGAGCTTGCTCGCCAACGTCAGCTTCGACGACATACAGGCGTAGAGCCGCAGCGACCATTGCGCGCCGGCGATGTTGGGGTTCGAATTATAGAAATCGACCTGGAAATTCGGCGAGATGCCCATCAGCTTGTTGGTGATGACCGTATTCAGGCCGCTCGCCGTCGAGGTGTAGGAATAGCTGATCAGCACCGCCTTGCCGGCGTCGGCAGCGGCGAAGGTGTAAACGCCCGCGCTGACCGAATATTGCCCGACGGTCGGGCCGCTCGCGACCTGAAGCAGCCGCAGGCCGGAGGAGGCGTATTGCACGCCAAGATCTTCGTCGAAATGCGCCGATTGCGCGACGGTGACGACATAGGTGCTCGAGGAGGGAATCGTTCCGGCCTCGTTATAAGACCAGAGCTTTTGTCCCACCGATCCGGTCAGGCCGAAGAAAATCTCGTTGAACGCGGCCCCGTCGATATTGGCGAATTTCGCGGTTCCGGTGATCTTGCCGGCGCCGCGCGCCACCGCGACCGGGAACTGATATTGCCCCATCAGCGGTTTGGTCGAGAACGAAAAATCGACCGAGCATTCCTGCAACGTGCCGAACTGGACCGGCGCGCCGCCGGAGGGCGTGCCGACGAGGACGCCGGAGCCGAAAGCGAGGGAATTGGGGCTTGCCATGGTCTAGGGCTCCTTGATGAGCGGTTCGAGGGCGGCGGCGGGGCGGGAAGGGGTCGGGGCGGCGAGCGGCTTAGGAACGCCGCCCCGGTCGCGGATGCGGGGAGGACTAATCTCCGCCGCCGCGACATTCGGGGGTTAGGGCAAAGCTTGCTTAGGGAATCAGGATTTGCAGCGGCACGATCGCCAGGCCCTTGCCGGTCACGTCGCCGGGGGCCTTGATGACATCGCCGTCGATCTTGACCGAATAGACCAGGCCGCCGAGCGTGCAGCGCTGCGAGGTCGGATCGTCCGGGACAAGCGCCGCGTCGACGCCATCCAGCAGATTGTTGATCACCGTCGCCGGGATCGCATTGTCGTCGTCGCCGACATCGGTATAGAGGATCGCGCGCAGATTGATCATACGCTTGGCCGGCAGGCTTGGCGACGGAATGGCATATTTTTCGGTATGTTCGACCAGCAGCAGCGCCGGCGTCTGTTCGGGCGCAATCGACTCGGGATCGCGGTTGCGACGGCCCGTCGTGTTGAATTGCCCGGACGTTACGAGCTTCGTAAACAGCGCATTGATGATCGTTTCGCGCGACGCCGCCATCAAACATGCTCCAACGCGGCGGCCTTGATCCGCGCGACGATATCGCCGCGTTTCTCTTCGAACGCGCCGTGAATGATTTCCTGCGCTTTGATCTTGCCGCCGGGCGAATGAATGACCCGGCGGAATACGTCGCCGGCGCCGCCGTCGAACTTCATGATCTTGCCGGCGGGGGCGATGTCGTGCGCCGGGATGGTCGCGCCATATTCGATCCACGGCGCGTAAAAGGTCTTGCGCGAGCCGGCGGACCCCGCGCCGCCCGGTTCCGCCGCGACGCGGGCGATGGAGCCGGTGGCGCTGTCGGCGAGGCTGCCCTTGATGCTGTCGCGATAAGCCCCGGTGCGAACCGGTGCCCGCGCCCGCACGATGTCGACCAGCTCGGCTTGCAGCACGCCGACGACATCGGAGACGGCGGCGCGCACGCGCGGCGTGATCTCGCCGAGCCGCGCGACCGCGTTGTCGTTGTTGGATTCGATCGTGATGGTGGTCATTTTATCCCCGCCGCCGTCAGTTCGATCGCGCCGGCGAGCTGGCGCTTGTGTTCGTCGACCCCGGTCACGTTCAGCACGTCGCCGTTGGCCAGCACGATTTTGTCGTTCTTTTGCACCGGCAGCGGAAAGCGCGCGTCGGCGAGATCCTGCGCGACGACGATCACCTTGCGGTCGTTTTGCGTGATGCCGCCGAGCTGCGAGGCGGGATAGCCGGCCTCGGACGGTTCGACCGTATCCGGCGCGTAGGTCTGGACGTTGGCGTAGACATCGACCGAAAAGCCGACCGTGCGCGGCGCCGCGCCGGAGATGCGGCGGAGCGTCACCAGCTCGCCGGTGCGCTGGATCGCGCGGCGGTAGGCGAATTGCATATTGGAGTCGGTCAACGGACGCAGGCCGTGGCGTTGAGCAGCGTCGAATTGCCATAGGTTCCGGTCACGACGACGACGACGCGCAGCCGGTCGCCAAGCAGCCCGTCGTTGGATGAACCTGCGGCAAGCGCCTGCTGCGTCGGCGCGAGCGGCGTTGCGCGCGGCGTCAAAGCGGAGAGGTTGACGACATCCGTCCCGCTCGCGTTGGTGAATTCGAACGCCGCGATATCGACCGGGGTTTGGCCCTGGTCGAAGCTCGTTTGGAAGTAGACCATGACCGAGACGCCGCCGGAGCCATATTGGAATTGCGCCTGCAGGCTGGCGGACAGCATGCCGGCGAGGTTCTCGATCCAATCGCCGACGAATGTTCCGGGGCCGACGATGCTGAAGGCCTTGCCCTGATAGGTGAGCTGGATCGCCCCTGGACTGTTCATGATCTCACCCCAAAAACTTCTCAGCCAATGACCGGGACGCGATAGCGGTCGATCTTGCCGGCGACGGTCGCCGGCATGTCGTCGGGACCACCGGGGCCTGTCCCCCAAAGGTAGCTGGCCTCGTAGACGCCGACGACGTTCTCGCTCTTGAGCGAGGGATCGCGCATCCGCGCGAAATAGCGGAACTTCACGAAGTCGATGCAGGCGTCGACCACATCGGCCGGGAGGGTCGCGTAGCCGGCGCTGTATTGGACGGTGAGCGGCGCGGTCGACCACAGCTTGGGAGCGCCGAATTTGTCGAGCCGGATAAGCTGGCCGGCGTCGTCGTCCTCGAGAAAGTCCGTTCCGCTCGTCAGCGTGACCGGGTTCGCGGACGACGGCCATTCGACGACGGAGAGCAGCGCGACGATCGGCCAGCGCGATAGCTGTATCGGGTCGACGCCCTGGATCACCGGCGAAATCGGCGCGTCGCGTTGCGGGAAGAACTGGTCCTCTATCGTCTGGACCGCGAAGATTCGGTTGCAATAGGTTTGAATGGCCTGCGAGCAGGCGGCGATATAGCGGGTCAGCACCGCGTCGCGATTGGCGTCGACGCTGACCAGATTGAGTTCCGCCTTGACGGTCGCGAGGTCGGTCAAAAGCTCGCTGGCCGCCGCCTTCGTGATGGTCGAGACGATGTGAAATTGCGACGAGCGGCCGACATACATTTCAGCCGCCCTTCTTGGTCGGAACCCGCGTCTTGGCGCCGCCGACAAACACCGTGCGCAGGCCGGCGGCGCTGCGGTTTGGCGCCGGCGGGTTTTTCTTGGGCGCGAGCGGCTTTTGTTCGGCTCGCTTCTTCTCCGCCATGATCAATATTCCCGCTGAATGAGCGTGATCAGCGCGGACGCGGCCTGATTGACCGGACTCGCCGCCGTCCCCGAGCGAACCTTGATGATCGGAATGCCGTCGAAGATCACCGGGTCAATCAGCAGATATTGCGAGGCGGCGACGGGATAGCCGGCCCCGAACGAATAGCCGTTCACGCGGGCGTCGATCAGTTCGGCGAAATTCACGCCGTCGATCGAGACGAGGAACGACAGCGCGGCGGTCGTCCATGCCGACGGCATGAGGATGCCGCGCACGCGCGCCGCGCCAAGATTGATCGCGCCGGAAAGGCTTGTGCCCAAGGCGATCGTGCCCATGGCGCTTTCGAACCCCATCATCAGAGCCATTTCGGCGTCTCCCTGTCAGAGTGGCCGTTAGACGCGGTTCGACCAAACCTGAACCTTGTCGAGGGTCAATGTCGCGAGGCCGGTCCCGCTCGGCTTGTAAACCGACGCGTAAGGCTGCATCACGGAATTCGCTCCAGCCGTCGCGCCCCACGTCACGGAGCCGAAGGCGTTCACCCGATTCCCGTCCATCGTGAAGATGACATCGGCGGGATTTGACGCGTCGATCCGGAACACATGCGGATTGGTGTCGACGGTGATCGCGGTCGAGGGCGTTGCGAGCAACGCGGCGGTGATCGAATAAGTGTTGACGCCATCCTTGGACCGGCAAAGGAGCGTATTGTTCGCCGTGCAGCAGAATTCGAGATAGCGCGTTCCGTTGTTCGGGCCATCGGCCCAAGCCTGCGAGAAGCCCCAAACCGCCTGGACGCCCGAAGCGCTCGGAGGGACGCTCAGCGTCGCGTTGAACTGGCCGTTGAGGCGCTTGGTCACGTCGAACGCGAGATTGTCGTTGAAGTAGAGGCTCGCCTCTTCCTTCTCGGAGGTCGCCGCGAGGGTCAACGCGATTTGACCGCCGACGGAATTGGCGACAAGAGCCGCCGTCGGGGCGCCGGCCGCGGCGACAATTTTCGAGACCCAGGGGCAGCCCCAAGCCGGAGATCCCGCAGCGGGAAGCGCGACGCCATATTGAGCGCCGATGAAATCGTCTCTGAAACGAACCGGCGACATCGGGAGCACTTGCTCAAAGGCGATGTCTTCGTAAAAGACCTGAGTCCCGCTGTCATATCGAGCGCGCGTTGTCATGATTCTGTCCTTTGGACCGAGCCTTATGGCCCGCCTTGCGGCGATCCGAGGTGAGGAAAGACGGGGCGCGAACGCCCCGCTTGATTGCCCGCCTGATTAGTTGACGAGGATGTTTGGCTGCGACGCGCCGAGCGCCTTGACCTGCGCGAGGGTTTCGACAACGGCGAACGTGATGTTCGACGCGCTCGACGCCCCGGTCTGAATGGCGATCGTCGTAAATCCATTCGCCAAATCGAGCGCGGCTTCGGGCAGGATTTCGAAGATGACGATCTTGTTCTTCGTTCCGGCGTCCGTCGTATAATTGGCGGCCGCGGTCTGCTGGGTGAGAGCCGATGTGAGCGAAGTATCGAGATTCGTGAAGATCGGGACCGCGTTGATCGCCTTCGAATTGAGCCCGGCGACGTTCTGAGCTTGCAGCGGCGTGAGAGCGACCGTATTGGCGGCGCCCTGCGTGATGTGGACGACGATATAAGCCTTGATGGCGTTTTTCAGCGTCACATATGCGCTCGTTCGTCCGCCGGAATCAGCGGCCGGATTGAGCAGTTGCGTCGGCGGAATTTCGGCCGGCAACGAGAAAGACCTACCCGACATCGGGGGCTCCTATGGATTTTGGGACAGGGAAACGGCCGGGCGCGCCCGGCCGCGATTGATCGGGTTAGCGCGTCGCCAGCGCGACGAAGGGCGAACGGGTGTTCGTGCCCTTGAACGGCGTCATCGGCGCGGTCCACATCGGTTTGCCGTCGACGCGATAGGTGATGCGGAATACCTGCTGATCGGTCAGGAACGCCACGTGCATCGAGGTCGCCGCCTGGACGCCGCCCTTGTCGACCAGCGTGTATTGCGACAGATCGGCGAGCATGATGTCGCCGGACGTGCCGAGCGTCGGCGAATATTCGTTCTCGATCACCGGACGCCCGAACAGCGTCGCGTAGGGCGCGCTGGACTGGCCGCCGGGCGGCATGAACACGAGCTGGCCGCCGGTGCCGACCGCCTGGTTGAGCGCGAACAGTTGCGGCAAGATGTCCTGGCTGATCAGCCAGACCGCGTTCTTGCGGCTGCGCACCCAAAGCCGCGACCACATCTTGTCGATGTTTTCCTTGACGATGGTCTGCGTCTTCTGGCCGGTCTCCGCCGCATGGGTCACTTGGGCGGAGCATCCCAAAATGCCCTTCGGCATGCCCGCGCCCGTGCCCTCGTAGATCGCGTCCTCGGTCATGAACATGACTTCTTCCGAGAACGCCTGAGAGGCGATCGCGGTCAGGGCGACGGAATCCTGCAGCAATTCGTCGGTCGTATACATGATCGACATCAGCTTATGCAGGCTGAATTCGATCATCTTGAACTTCGGCTTCGAGGCTCCGGGGTTCGTGCCTTCGTCGGTCCAGTAGGACTGGACGCCGCCCCAGCGCGATCCGGTGGCGCGGCTGGTTTCGTCGACGCCGGGGATTTTGATGCCGTTGAATTTGTCGCCGATCGGAATCTTGTTCACCATGCCGAGGATTTCGCCCATGTCGTGGGCGATCTCGAAGATGGCGGTCGCGAAATCGGTCTGGACCAGGAAGCCGCCGCCGGTCGGATCGACTTCGCCCGCGCCGGTCGGCGCGCGGACAAGGCGCGCGTCGGTGTTGGAGCCGCGGCTTTCGTAATAGGTCTTGATCGCCTGCAGCTGCTCGCCGAGCGAGCGGAAATGCTTGCCCTTGTTGAGGCGCATCCCGCTGGCGGCGCGCGCCATCGAAACCTTGCGCTCGAATTTGCTGGCGAAGGATTGCGCGGCGGAGCCATAAGCCAGATCGCGCGTCGCGGCGCCGCGCTGCGCGCCGCGCTCGAACGCCAGTTGCTCGACATCGCGCGCCACCGGCGCGTCGTTGTCATAGCCTTCGACGCCTTCCTGGCCCTCTTCGTCGGCGTGGCCGTTGGCCGGGCGGGCGTCGGCCGCGGCGAGGTCGCGCGCCTTGACGGCGCGGCCGATCTTGGCGTCGAGTTCGGCGATTTCGGCTTCGAGCGACGCGTAGAGAGTCGAATCGTGAACGGCTTCGTCGGAGCCAAGCTTTTTGAGAGCGTTGGATCGCGTCTTCTTGAGATCAAGGATGAGAGACATCTGATTTTCCTTTGAACGAGGTCTTGGGTGAAACTTGCCCCTCACCCGGCGCGCGTTCGCGCCGTCCGCGCCTTTGAAGCGCGAAGCAGGGCCGCCTGTCGCGGGAAACTGGTCAGTCGCCGTAGATCATGTCCTTGGCGCGCAACGCGGCGGCCTTGCGGCGGCGCTCCTCGGCGCTGGCGGCGGCGGAGCGGGCGTCATCATCGGGCGGGTTCGCCGGAGGATTGCCGGCGCCGTCGCCATCTTCCGGCGGGGCGCGGCCGTCGATATGGGCGCGCAACTGGTCGGCGGCGCGGGCGCACTGGTCGTGGACCGCCTCGGCGCGGTCGAACATCGCGGCGCGCGTATCGTCGTCGGAAAGGTCTTCGTCGCCGCCGGAATAGTCGTCGATCAGCGCGCGGAGCATCCGCGTCCCGCGCGCGCAGCGGCCCTGGATATCTTCGAGTTCTTCCTTGTCGCCCCTTGCGAGCCGCTTCCCGGCGCGGGTGAACGCCATCGCCGCGAGCGCGCGCTCCGCGCCGGCGGCGTCGACCGGATCGAAGCTGGCGAGCAGCTCGGCGACTTCCTCGGCGGCCATGTCGATCATCGCCTTGCCGAGCGCGTGGAGCACGGCGAGCATGTTCGCGGGGTTGGGGCTGTCGGCGTCGCCCTCGGCGGCTTCCTCGTAATCGACATCCGATTTGATCGAGCCGGCCATCGCCAGCAGATAGGCGAGATTGCTCACCGCGTAGAGCCCGCGCTTGGTCACGAGAGCGCGGCTATCCTTTTCCTTGGTCATCTTGCCCTCGTAATGGTCGATCACGGCGCGCGCGGAATCTCGCACGTCGTCGGGGATGTCGGTTTGGGGGAGCCGCGAGGCGGCGGCGCGCAGGCCGGCGGCGACCGCCGTCAGGCGGCCGCCCTTGGTCGTCGCGAAGGGGAGCTTGTAGGAGCCCTTCAGCTTGGGGTTGGCGGCGTCGTAGACCAGGAAGGCCTTGCGCGCCTTGGCGAGATCGGGCTTGTCGCCGTCGAAACCGCAGGCCTCGAACACCGCTTTTTGCGCGGCGGGGCCGTCCCAATCGGAGTCTTCGTCGAGCGGCAGATTGCGCGACGCGCCGCATTTCCAGTTGGACTCTTTCGTCGCGCGAACCGGCATTTGCGTCTCCCGGTAGATGGTCGCGGCGGCGGCGCGCGGGATGGCGAGCGACGCGCCGTCGAGGATGCGCTCGGCCCACTCGCGCAAGGGCGAGGTGTCGATTCCCAAATTGCGCGCCGTGGCCAGCGCGGCCGGGTTGGCCGGCACGGGCACGACCGAGATTTCGAGCAGCTTTTGCTTCAGGAAGTCGATTCCCTCCGGCCGCGAGCGGTCGCGCGCCGGCTTGAATTCGAGCGGGAACCACGAGACCGAGGTCGCGTTGAGGAAGCGGCCCTTGACCAGCCGGTAGATCGTATCGGCGAAGGGGAAGGTTTCGGCGTCGGCGAACACGGTGTCGCCGACCAGCAGCGCGCCGCGCTTTTCGATCCGCGTCACGCGGCCGACCGGCGGGGCGTTCTGGTCATGGGCGAACAGCAGCACGGGGTTGCGGAGATAATCGTCCAATTCCCAGCCGGCGGCGCTGATCGTGTGCTGGTCGAGGCAAACGTCTTCGTTGGAGAAGATCCACGAAATTTTTCGCGCGGCGTCGTCTTCCCCGGCGGCGGCGTCGACCGCGCCGGTGGCGAGATAGCGGACGGTCTCGGTCATGTGCTGATGATCCATGCCGCTGCCAGCGCGTCGCGCCGGATCATCCCGAACACGCGCCAGGCGCGATAGGAGTTGATGAACCGGACCAGGAACGGCCGGCGGCGAATGACGATCATCGCTTTATGTTCCCTCTGAAAAAACGGCGTCTTGTCCGATTGCTCCGCACTCGGGCGGCGGGCGGCGCCTGCCCCTCTTCGATCGGACCGCGTTTGCCGCAAGGGCGTCTTTAGACGCGCGTCTTTCGACGGGCTTTCGCGGCCGTCCAGAACAGCGGGGAGTCGAGGGGCGCGGAAGGGTGGGAAAATCTAAGTCGGGGCGTTTTGCACCTTACTTTTGAAGTCGCATATGCCAGTTTCATTGCTATTCCGGGACGCGACCCGGCGTTTCACGGGGATGGCATAAAATGAATAACTCGCCTCGATACATGCGCCGCGACGCGGCGGCGCGTTACCTGAAGGAGACGTTCGGGTTCGGCAGCGTGAGCTTGCTCGCCAAAGGCGTGGTCACGGGAGCTGGCCCCATATTCTTCAAGCGCGGCCCGATTGTCCTCTACAGGCAAGAAGACCTCGACGAATATGCGCTTTCTAAGATTTCCGGCCCGCTGCGCGCCACCCCTCTCGCCCCCGACGCGAAGTCTTCGGAAAGACGCGGGCGGCCGCGCAAGACGGCGGAAGGATGAGATGTGATGCAATTAGCGTCACCGCTTATAAGACGTGACGCTAATTGCGGTCTCGCCCATTGATTTATGGATTCCGTTCGTTGAAATTCTCTCGCGTGTTCGCCATCGCACACAGGGAGAAAAAGCAATGCAAGCTATGACCAACGAAACGGCCGCTATGGATGCCGAGCGTTTTCAACAGGGACATTATTGGTCGCTTCAGCAGCTCGCCGTCGCTAAGTGCTGCGGAATGACGACGATTTACGCTGACATTAAGGCTGGCGCTCTCAGGATCGAAAAGCATGGGCGCTATACACGCGTAGCCGGGCCGATCGCCAAAGATTATATTCCCGGCTCGCGACATAAGATCTCTAACGCAGCGATGGCTTAATCGTCCTGGCGACGAAGCCTTCGGAAAGATGCGGGCGCCGACGCAAGGTTGTAGTGGCGCGCTAACACAACGACCTAAAGCTCAACGGCGGGTCCGCGCTGCGCGATTTCTTTCTTCCATTCGGAATATGTATCGCGCAGCCGAAGCAACAATCGAAGCATGTCGGTCTCCTTAGTCGTCATGGTCTCGTCAGCTTCTGCTGCCTTAATCAGCTCGCCCGCCTCTGCCGAATCGGCCACGTATGAGTAAATCTCCTTATTTATCAAGTCTATTAGCTTAACTCTCTGCAATCTAAATTTGCCGGCGCATAGGCTTACTGTTGAATTATACTCGACGAATAAGTCGTCGTCGATATCGCTCCCGTTATCACGCCACATTGACAGCCAAAGCTCTGATTGCTCTACGATAAACAACGTGTCAATCATTTCATCAATGGTCATTTTCGCGTGAATTGGCCAAACAAATTGTATTTTTTCTAATGACTTTTCTATGTCGATAATTACTCCAATGAGTTCATCCGCGTCCCGATCAAATTGCGCCGCGGTTTTCTGGGACTTTTGCATTTTCATCTCCATCGTCGCCCGGACAGCCACGCCCGGCGCGAATGCAAGGGGAGCTTTCGCTCCTCCGGGGACGATGAAGGCCTGAAACTTCATCGCGCTTGATCCTCATGGCTGCGAGGAAATGCGATTCTACAGGTCCGGCGCGAGGCGCGCTATCACGCTATCGATAGTTGGCGCATCGACGCCTTGTTCCGCCATCACGGCGCGGAATTCGGCGAAACGGGCGACGCGGCGCGCGGCGCCACGTTCGATTGCCTCGGACAGACCTTTCCGCGATCTTGCGAGAATGTCGGCGGTGACTTCGGTCGACAGATACCAATCGCCGACATCGAACATTACGGTTTGATCGAGCCGCGCTTCGTTCTGCTGCGGATAAATCAACTTCGGGCAAAGCCTCTCGGCCGCGCGCCTAAGCGCGGGTTTGGCTTTTTCGTAAGCAGCTGCGCGAATGTCCTCCGGATCGATGGGATCTTCAATATCAGTGCGATCGGAGAGAGACTGGTAAAATTCCTCAATCATCTCATTAAGAGGAAAGCAGACCGTTCCGGCTTCGGTGACGACTATGATCTCAAGAATCCCGTCATCATTGCACATAAGTTCGGCGCTCAACTTCGCCCCGCCTTCGCCAATGGTAGCTTCCATTTTTTCCTCAATTCTTCAGCTTCCCGAGGGGGATCATTCGACATTCTCGCTTCCCGCTGGCCTTCCGCCGCCGTCCGGCAACAGGCCGCTCGCGTGGCTGCCCGCGTAAGCGACGTTGCTCGGCATCCATAGCTTGTCGCCGCCGGGGAGCGGGTTTTGGCCGTCGTCGATCCGGCATTGGTTGGGCGTCAGATAGCCGCCGGCGATGCCCTTGGAATAATTGGTGTAGCGGGTCGATTGGTCGGCCCGGGTCAGCACGCCGTAGTCGAAATCGAGCTCGAGGCCCTCGCCCTCGATGTCGAAGGCGAGGTCATATTTCTCGCGAAAGCGCGAGGTGTAGCCGGTCAGCGTGTAGTTGAGATATTCGGTCGCCTGCTGTTCGATCGAACCGCTCGCGCCTTTGCCGCCCTGCGCGCCGCCGACCATGTAGAGCGGGATGCGCAGCAGCCGCGCGACTTCCTCGAGCTGATATTGCCGCGACTTGATGAAATCCATCTGCACCGCGTCGAAGGCGATCGTCTGATATTTGAGGCCTTGCTCCAGCACGGCGACCTTGCCGACATTTTGCGGGCCGCCCTGCTGTTCGCGCCAGTCGGCCGACATGCGCTTGGCGGCTTCGGGCGTCAGCTTCTTGTCGGTCGTCAGAATGCCCGAGGGCTTGGAGCCGCCGCCCATCCAGCGCGCCGCCTGGTTCTCATAGGCCAGCGACAGGCCGATGGCCTCCTTGCCGAGCACGATGCGGGCGGCGCCGAGCAGGCCGTTGATCGACAGGCCGCGAATGTGGAGGATGTCTTCCGCCGGGATCAGGAAGGGCTCATTGATCAGCTCGGCGCGCTCGTGCAAGCCGAGCGGCGTGACGCGGTAGAACAGATCGCCGGTCGGCGCTTCCCAGATCGCCACGCGGTCGGAATTGACCGGGATCAGCTTGATCGGCCGGCCGGCGCGGTTGCGGATGATGACCGAGAAGGCGTTGGAGCGCAGGCAAAGCTGAACCATCAGCATTTCGCGAAATTCGAAGCCGCTCTGGAAGTCGTTGGGGCGGCGAAACAGCGTGGGCAGCCAGTGATTGGTGACGAGATCACGTCCGCCATCGTCGCGGCGCTTGAAGAACAGTGGGCGGAGCTTGGCGACGTCTTCCGCCAGCATCGAGACGCAGGCGAAGATCGCGGCGCAGGAGAGCGCCGTGACCTGGCTGACGTTCATGCCGGAATTGGTCTGCGAGACCATATAGGTCGCGGACCAGAGCTGTTCGTCGGTGTTGGAGTCCATCGAGCGCAGGAACGATTGCGAGCGCTCGATATCGGCGCGGCGCCCGGTCAAGGGGCCGCTCAACCGAACACCGCCAGGCCGCGATCGGCGGTATAAATGCTCAGGTCGCGCGTCTGCGGGTTGCGGGCCATTAGGAAGGCCGCGTCGAACAGCGCCATCAGCGGATCGATCTTGGCGGAGCCCGAAACCGCCTTGGTGATATACATGGCGTTGCCCCGCATTTCGGTTTTGGCGTTGCCGACCGCCCAGGTCATTATGCCCTGGCCGCCGTGCAGCAGGCGGCGATCGGCGAGGCGGCGCTCGCAGGTCTTGCTGGCCTGCTGGAGCGGGTAGCCTTGCGGCACCGCGACGACCAGCGCGTCTTCGTCCTCCGGCGGCTGGTCGCCGCCGAAGATCGCCGCGTAGATCGAGTCGACGAAGGAGCCGACCCCGGCGGCGTCGGCGCCGACCTGGGAGAGCAGGCCGGTTTCGTGGATTTTCACGACGATTTGCGTCAGTTCGTCGATGTCGTCGCCCATCTGGTCGAAGATGGTCAGTTCGCCGGCCTTTTCGAAGTCGCGGAGCTTGGGCTCTTCCTGCTTGTTTTGCTCGAGCACGGAAGTATAGGCCCAGCTATGCGTCCAACAGAGCCAGCGGCGGCGGAACACGTCGCCGTCACCGCGCTCGCGGCCGATCACGGCGAGCGAGAGCAGATCGTTGAGGCCGCCGCCGTCCATGCCGACCGTGACGACCTCGCAGCGCTCCAGCAGATCGTCGAGGCTGGCGAGCTTCTTGTCGATCGCGCCTTGCCAGAGATCGGCGCCGGCCCAGCGGTCGGCGCGGAGCTGCTGGCCGACCTCGATGTTGAGATGCTGCGAGGCCCAGCCGATCAGTTCGCTTTCGCCGTCGCCCTTGGCCTTCTTGTAGAGCGAGATCAGCGCGCCGATCGAGATCGAGCGGTTGAGGTTTGGCGTGACCATCGGCCACAGTTTTGGGTCTTCCCAGGCGTAGACGCCATCACGATCCTTGCGGGCCGCGCGGATCGCGTCGGGAAATTCGTAGAGCACGGCCAGCATGGCCTCGTCGCGCTTGCCGTCGCGCACGTCGCGGGCGCGGGCCAGCTCGGATTTGAACACGCCGGCGGGCGGCCGCTCGCTTTGCGTGGTGATCATCACGAAGAAGGCCTCGGGCTGGCTGATCATGCCGCCGCGAAGCTGGCGGACGACGCGATCGGCCTCGTGCTCATTGCCGAGCAGATGCACTTCGTCGAGCAGCGTGCCGGCGGAGCGCGTGCCGGTGAGGATCTTGGGGTCGAAGCTCTTAATGCGCAGATAGGCCAGCGTGCGCGGATCGGTGATCTGCTTCTTGTGTGTTTGCACATGCAGCATTTTGGCGAGATAGGCGTCGGCGGAGATCGCGCCGAGCACTTGGCTGAAGGCCAGCTCCGCGATGAGCTGGGTCGGCGCGATGAGCTGGAATTCGGCGTTGGGGCGGCGGTTGGCGAGCAGCGCGGTCAGCATCAGCAGCGCGCCGCCGGTGGTCTTGCTGTTTTTCTTCGGGACGACGAGGAAGGCCTCGGGAACCATGCGGCGGCCGGTGGCGGGATCGACGCTGGCGAGCACGGCGAGGGCGAAATCGCGGAACCATTCGCCGCAGGCCTGCTCCATCGTCGGCTTGCCCGGCACGTCGCCGAGGCGCAGGCGGTTGAAGACGCCGCGGGCTTGCTCCACCTGGTCGGGAAAGAGCGGGAGGTCCGGGAGGAGGGGCTTTCCCTGCCGGATGCGGGATTCCCAATCGGGGACGGCGAACGACCAGGGGGGCATTTAGTGCGGGGTGGCGGGGGCGGGGGCGTCTTCGCCGAAGAAGGCCGTCAGCTCCTGCTGGATGGAGCCCATCGTCGCCATGTCGGCCTCGGTCGGTTGTTCGCCGGGTTCGAGCGTCGTGGTGAGTTCGGCGAACAGCGCGTCAGCGCCGGCGTAGAAACAGGTTTTGGCGGACTCGCGGGCGTCGTCGGGCATGTCGGCCGGGACGAATTCGGCGGCGAAGGCGCGCCAGAGGGAGTCGATGATCATGGGGAAGCCGGGGTTGGCACGGCGACGCATCCGCCAGTCACGATAGGGGTCGGATCGCGTTGCGGCCCCGTCGTCTAGCCATAGGCGCTGGCGGAATTCGAAACTTGGCTCGCCGCCCATTCGCCGCGAGCAGGCGCCGATCCGCGCGGCGCGCGCCTAATCCGAACCGTGTCCGCGCGCCGCATCGTGGGTTGGCGCGGCTTTGCCCGTGGTTCGTTTCGCTTCGGGATTCGTCAAGCGCCTGGCTCACGGGCGGGGCGGGTCGCCTTCGCCGGTCCATTCCATCAGGACGGAATAGCGCGCGTGCGGCAGACGGAGTTCGGCGGAGAAGGTCCAGCCGGCGCGCTCGTAATCGGCGCGCAGCGAATGGAGGACGTAGGCGAACCATCGGTAGGTCATGGCGGCGAGCTGGCCGCGCTCATATGCCGAGCGCCGCGAGATAGAGGTCGAGGAGTTCGGCCTCTTCCTCGCGCTCGGCCTTGTCCTGGCGGCGCAGCGAAACGATCTTGCGCATGATCTTGGGGTCGAAGCCATTGCCCTTGGCCTCGCCGTAGACATGCTTGATGTCGTCGGCGATGGCGCCTTTTTCCTCTTCGAGTTTTTCGATTCGCTCGATGAAGGATTTTAGGTGGCCGCCGTCGACCGTGGCGCTTGTCATGGGCTGGCTCCGGGGCGGGTTCGTCACAGCAGCGCGATTTGTCGCGGCGGCGCGGCGGGCGGTTCGAGGTCGAGCCGCGGGCGGGCGAGTTCGGCCTCGATCCGGCGGCAAGCGATGTCGAAGTATTTTTCCTCGATCTCGATCCCGATGAATTTGCGACCGAGCGACACGGCGGCGACGCCGGTCGTGCCGGAGCCCATGAAGGGGTCGAGGATGGTGCGGCCAATTTCGACGCCGGCTTTTTCGATGCACCAGCGCATAAGGGCGATCGGCTTTTGCGTCGGGTGATCGCGCGCGATTCCCTTTTCCGAGTCGCGCATCATGCCGTCCCAATGGTGGCGAAAGACTCGCGCGGGCGTTCCGAGGTTTGTCCAGGCGATCTCGCAGTCGGCGAAGCTATTGGAATGCTCGCTCTTGGCGCGCTTGTCCCAAACGAACCAGCAGGGAGACGCCGGCAGCTGATTGGCGAAGTGATTGCCGCCCCAAAGGATCAAATGCGGCGCGAGATCGAGGAAGGGGCGAGGGTCAAAGGGCGCGTCGTCACCTATGATGAATTCACCCGCGAACGCTGTCTTGTATTTTCCGCCGGCGATTCCTCGCCCCCCCCCCCCGAGTGCGCGAAGTTAATCCCATAGGGCGGGTCGCTTATCACCGCCGCGCAAGGCGGCAGTTCGGCGATGATCTCGCGGCAATCGCCGAGGTGGAGCGTCACGCCGTCGGAGAGCCGCTCGATCCGTCGCGGCGGCGTCATTGCGCGGTCGCGGAGCCGGCGAGCAGGCGCTCCCACTCCGACGCGGCGTCGCCCGGCTGGGCCGGCGCGTCGAGCGGCAGCTCGGCGGGAGGCGGGGCGAGGCCGGCCTGTTGCGACAACAGCGCGGTCGTCAGCGCGAAGCGAAAGCGCGGGTTGAGGCCGAGCACGTTCTCAAGGGACTGGAGGTTGGCCTCGCACTCGCGGCGGAAGCGGACCTCGGGGCGGGCGCGAACCATGTCCTTCACATGCTCCGAGGAGGTCACGTAAGTCATGCCCTCCTTTTCGAGGACTTTGGTGAATTTGATCCAGTCGGCGAGATACGTGCAATAGCGGGCCAGCGCGGCGTGATCCGTGCGCGCGAGAAACCGCGCGGAGTCGAGATCCGCATGAAGCTTCGCCCACAAGTCGCGGGCCTCCCGCGACTGCAGCAAGTCGGGCGAGATGCTCGGTGATTTACGCGCCCCTCTGGCCATCCGCCCCTCCGGCAAAAAAGTTTCTCAAGGATTTCAAAGCCAAAAAATCTCTGGCTTGGTGTGTGCCCGATTGCAGCAATTTGGCGATTTGCTAAATCTAACCCCATACCCCCGTTGACATAAATCAACGCTCCGGCCGCCACGAGGTCAGCCGATTACAGGCGTTACCCATGTTCCATTCTTGCGCGGCGCTCTCGCGCCGTCTTGGCGTTGCCGCAGGGGGTGCAGCGCAGGCGGACGTTGGCCTTGTCGAACACCGCCCCGCCGTCTTCAATTTCGATGATGTGGTCGCCTTGGATGCGGCCCTCGGTCTCGCCGCAATCCTCGCAGCGGCATCCGCGTTCGCGCTTGATCTCGCCGACGAAGGCGCGCCATTCCGGCGACTGGTAGACCGCCGCGTTCTTGCCGCCTTCCGACGGCAGCCGCGCGATGCGCGAGCGGGGAGCGGCCGCGAGCCTTGGCCCAAGCGTCTTGAGAGCCATCACCGCCGCCCCACGCGCCCCGCGACAAACGAAAACCCGGGCGCGTCACCAAACGCGCCCGGGTCATCCCGATGGCAAACCTGAATAGCTTCGCACCCGCCCGCTTAAGCCGTCTGGCTCAGGAGGCTGTCCGATGCGCGACCCGCCGAAGGCTCGGCCTCTGACGAACGGGGACGCACATGCGCTACTTTGAGGGGCAGTGGTGTAGCGCGACCTAGCAGCATGATTTCTACGACCAGATTTCCGCGCTTGTCAAACTCCTTCACCACGCCCTCGATGCCCGTGAAGCTTCCCATAACGATTACAACGCGCTGCCCGGTCAGATAGGAAAACGCCGCGCCAGCCTCCGCCTGCTCCCGCGAGATTGGCGCATCGAGCATTTCGATAATATCCGTCGGCACTTGCGCCGGTTCGTCGGTTCCGGCGTAGCACAGCCAGCGCCGCGCCAACCGCACGTCATTGACGCTAAGCCGCAACACCGCGCGGCGCGTTTCCTCCGTCATTTCAAGGTTGAGGAACACATATCTGCCGAACAGCGGCACGACGCGCTCGCGCCGCTTCTCGCCGCGCTGCATCCCGGTCGCGGGATCGATGTCGCGGCACGAAGCCCCGTTGCGCCTGACGCGAATCACCTCGACCGGCCGAAACGAGACGAGGCCGATCACATGCGCCCGCTGATCGAACAGCTCGTCCTTGCCGGGAAACGTCTCGATCACAAACCACTTCCAATTCTCACGATTGCCATTTTTCCGCATCTTGCGCCCCTCGAAACCCCTTGGAAAAACGCAGCCACCCATACGCCTAACCCGCCTTTTCCCGCGCCGCCGGCGGCGGCCATTCGCTCGGACGCGAACAGAACCCCGGCCCGCTGTTGCCCCGAATGAATTTCAGCGGCGGCATGCCCATCCTCGCGAGGTGATCGGCCCAAGCCGCCGCTTGCGGACCTCCCTCGTAAATCGACCAGGCCCCGTCCGGGCGCCGCTGGCTTCCCGTCACCTTGGCGACGACGCTAGGCCCGATCCCGACCTCGAACGCCTGCCAGCCCTTATTGGCGAGCCATGTCTTGGCGTGCGCCACCTTGCGGAGCCGCCTGCGGCACTCGCCGAGATAGTCGCCGGCCTTGGCGACCGCCTTGTCGCGATCCTCGCTGGAGAGCCGAAAGAACTCGCGACGCGCCGCTTCGGGGAGTTCGGTCGGGTCGAACGTCCACACCCGCCTAAACCGTTCCCAGGCGGCGAGCGCCGATTCGGCGCGCTTCTCCGATTCGAGCGAAGCGCCCCCCTCAAGGACGCGATCGGGCTCCGATGGCTTGAGGGGTAGGGGAGAAAAGGATCTTTGATGGTTAAGTGTTGGTTCTACACCGCACAGTTGCGGTATGGTTTCGTCGCCCTTGCGGCATGGTTTCGTCGCCGTTGCGGTATGGTTTTTTTCGCCAACCTCGGTTTTCTCGCCAGCCATACCGCAATCTGCGGCATGGCTGTTCTCGCCAACCTGGGTGTTCTCGCCATCCGTTCTTTCTAACGAACAGTCGGCGACCGCGCCTGATTGCCAGCCATGCGCGATTGCATGGGCGCGCGACTTGGCGTCGAACAGCAAAATATAGAGGTCGGTTAATCTTGTCCCTTGCGGGGTTTTACGCTTGACGCGGAAAAGATAGTCTTGGTCGGAAAGATCCCTTATTCGCCGCTGCACGCTGTCCTCGGACTGGCAGCTTTGCTCGCCGAGCACCCGTTGCGACGGAAAACTCTCGCCGAGTTCATTGGCGAAATTGGCCAGCGACAGCAGCACGATCTTCGCCGACGGCGATATTTCCTTGCGCGAAAAAGCCCAATTGAGCGCTTCGATGCTCATCCCGCGCTCCGCATGTGTTTCGTGATTTCGGCGCAAATATGCGCGGCGAACGCGCCGGGCGGTTTCTCGCAAAGCCGCGCGAAGGAATAGCCGCCGCGTAATTGAATGAACGTCAGCAAAAAGCCGATCAGCGCGGCGACGCGCGGCGCCTGGGCGTGCGGCGTGGTCGCTTCGTCGACGAATATGCGGCAGGCGTCACCCTCGAACGTCCACGACAACAGATAATCTTCCGCGTCCCACCGCATCGGCGCGGCCCAACTCACGACGCCGCCGACTTCGCAAAAACGCTTCGCGCCGCTCCTGCGAGCACGTCCGTCGCGTCACCCACGCAATCCAGCCATGCGCGAAACCGTCCGTCCAACGCGCGCCAGCGCTTGGCGGCCTCATTGTCGCGATCGAATTCCGCGCGGCTGTCGACGCCGCATTCGCGCCGAACCGCCGCCGCCGCCGTTTGCGAATCGCCCGCGCCGATGAACTTTTGAAATGCCGCGCCGCGACACCGCAGCGCCGATTGCGTTCCGAGCGGCATTTCGTCGAACCGGCGCTTTTCCTCACGCTCCGGCAAATCTTGATCGCGCTCGGGCGCCGCTTCGTCCGAGGGCCGGCGCGGCCTCGCGATCGCCGCGCGAATCTCGCCTTCATGCGCGCGCAGCCAGTTGAGCGTGCGCAGCGCGGCGTCCAGCGCCTCGCAATCATAATCGCGCTCGATCGCGCGCGGCGAAACCCGCGCGACGCCGCTGACCACGCGCCGAGCGCGATCGACAGCGCCGACTTGTTCGGCCAGCGAAACATGGCGAACGCTGACGCTCATGCCGCCTCCAGCCCCCACGCATCCCACCCCGGCCGCGCCGGCCCGCGCCGATTGAGTTCGATCTTCGCCAAATTCGGGAAATAGCTTTCGATCAATTCGAGAAACACTTCGGGCTTGGCCGAATGTTCGCCGATCGCCGCGTCGATCACCGAATCCCACTGCGTTCCAGGGGCCGGCGCTGGAATCTCGCCGCGAACGCCGACCAGCAACAACTCATGCTTGTTGCGGTTCCAATAGCCCATGCCGATGCGGTTCTTGTTCCAGATGAAATGCGATTTATAGAAAAAGCCCCAGGCGCTCATGACGCGCAGTCCATCGCCCAGCATCGGCGCCGTCGCCCATAGGAACAGCGCGCAATCATCGGCGGCGATCGACGCGACATCGCGCTCGGCGATCCCCGTGGTCTCCGTCGTCGGATAATGATTTTCCGGCGCGCGATCCATGCCGGAGACCCGCGAATAGGGCTCGAACCGCCATTCTGGATCGGCGAGAATCACGCCATAGCGCCGCTCGGGCAACGCGCGCTGATTGACCGCCAATTCGCGCTCGCGCGTCTCGCGCTTTTCCTGTTTTTCGCGCGTGCGTTCCGCCGCCGGCGCCTCGACCGAGCGAACCGCCTCGCGCTTAGCGTTTTCCGCGCGCGCCTCGAATTCCTCTTGGTCGAGCAGCGCGAGATGTTGCCAGCGCGAAGATTGCGTTTTTGTCACACCGAGATCACCGAGCCGCAAAGTTTCGTCTTGCGACTTAGCCCTCCGGTCGCCGCCGCGCGTCTCGCGTTCGCCATTTTCGGCCATCAAGCGCAATAGCTCGCCGGCCTTGCGCTCCGCGCGCAAGCGGATGTCGGTCGCCATACCGATCATGTCGCGATCCTTGGCTTGCCGCGCATAGGCCTGCAGCGCGACCGCCTTGTCGCGAATGTGTTTAGCTTCATCGACGCGATGGACTTCCTCGAGCGCCTTGCGCGCGGCATCGTATCGGACGAGATCAGCCATGGCCCGAGGCCTCGCGCAATTCCGGCGGGAGCGCCGCGATCAAGCGGTCGATTTCATCCGCGCACATGAAATCCCGGATTCTCTCATTCGCGTCCGCTGGCGCGCGTGGACGAATTGAGCGGAGAAGAGCGGCCTCGCGCAAATTTTCAACGATCATCCGATCGAGCATCGACCACCGAAGATCGCCGATCGGAGCGCCATCTCTTACTTTCACGACATCAAGCGACGTTTTTACCGCGGCTTCTTTTCTCCTCGGCTTATCCGCGTTGTTAAATCGTGGACGAGCCGGTCTCGCGGATTTCTTCGCCTCTTCGATTTTTTGCTCGAAATATTCCTCGCGGACATCGGCGAGTTTTTTCCAGCGTGAGGACTGCATATTGGAGATGCCGAGATCAGCGAGTGTTCGAACTGCGGATCGCGCCTCCGATCTCTGGTCACCGCCGCCGGGATGGCGTTCGCCATTCTGCGCCATTTCGCGCAACAGCTCGCCGCAACGCCGCTCCGCGCGCAATCTGATTTCGGTCGCCTTGTCGATGAGGTCGCTGTCATTCGCTTGCAGCGCGTATGCCTTCAGCGCGATCGCCTTGTCACGTATCTCCTTCGCTTCGTCGACGCGCAGCGCTTGGGCGATCGCTTTTTTGGCGGAAAAATAGAATGTTAGCTCGCTCACGCCCTCGCCTCCGCCTTCATCGCGCGCACTTCCCGCGCGGCGATTTCCTCGCCATAGAGCCGCGTGAAGTCGCGATAGTCGTCGCGCAGTTCCGGCGGAACCCATTTCGGCACGGGCGAATAGACCTCGCGGTCCACGAGCGGAACCGCCAGCCCCGCCTCGCGCGCGTATCGCGCCGCGCTTCCTTCCTTCAAACGCGCGCATCGCTTCTCGCGCCATTCGGGATCGGCCCAATTCGCGCGCATGGCCTCGCTAAACTTGCGCCGCGCCGCTTTCGAGAGCCGGTTGCTCATTCGCGCATCCCCGAAACCGCCGGCACGCGCGGCAGGCCGAAAATCTCGACAACGACGCGCCGCCGGCCAAAGGTCCGCTGCGCCGTGACATCGGGGCGCGGCGCCAGCCGAAACGCCGGGAGCGGCGGCTCGATCCGCGCTTCGATCTCTCGCGGCGCGTCGCCGTCCAGCCGGCGCATCAGCGCGGCTTCCAGTTCGTCATCATGCCAATAGCCGCGCAGCTCGCTCGCCGCCTTGCGCTGCTGGCATCGCATCGCGACATAGCGCGTCGCGGCGCGGTCGACCTCGCATTCCTCATAGCCGACCGCCCGCGCCACGTCGGCGGCGGCGACGGCCGGATAAAGCCGCCGCAACACGCCATAGGCCAGATGCCGCGCGCGAGAAATTTCCGCAGCGCGCGCCTGCCGCCGCGTCGAAAGTTTTAACGCCATCTCATGCGCGAGCGCATAAGCGCGCTCGCCCTCGTCACGCGGAATCAGCGTCATGGTTTCTTCCGTCCCTTTCTCGGAAAAAGCAGTTTCCGCGCGAGCGCGAGATAGCCGATCATGTCGTCGAGATGATCGGCGTGAGCGAAGTCGCCGCTCAGCAATCGCGCCAGCTTGCCGAGCAGCCCGTCGATCGCCTCGCGCAGGAAAAATGGCAGCGCGGCCCAATTTTTCGAGCCGCGCGCGACATCCCTGAACATCTGCGCAAGCTCCGACACATCGGCGAAATCGCCGTGCGTGCGCGCGCGCTGCTTGAGCAGTTCCTCGGTCTTGCGGCTCACATCGTCTCCAACAATCTTCGAACGATCGACAGATGCGTCTCGATTTCACAAACATGCGTTTCGTGCGGCGGCTCGCCGCGGAACCGCGCGAGGTCGCGCATATGTTCGAGCGCGCGGATTTCCTCATTGACGCATTCGACGAACAGCCGCGCCACGCGCTGGTAAATCTCGTGATCGACCGTCTTGCGCCGCTTGCCGCGAATCCGTTCGATCGTCCCTTGCGAAACCCCCAGCGCGCGCGCCACCGGCTCGCGCGCATATTCGACCTTGATGTTTCGCCGCCGCGCGAACGACCGCTCGATAAAAGCGACGCGCTCGGCCAGCGACTGATGCGCGTCAACCGTCCGGCGCTTCGCGCCATTGTCCAAAACTTTCGACATTTCCGATGACTCCAACAATGGATATTGCGGGCGTCGGGAAGAAATACTTAGCCGCTCCGCCAGCGGGACTGGACGGAGCGGCCAACGCAGAACAACGCCACGCAACTTGTTACGCTTTTACTCGCCACTCACTCTTACTCATCACTCACTCTTACTCGCCACTCACTGAGGCGGCTCGGGAAAGCCGCCAGTTTCGCGCCGTGTCGAGCGAGCGCGAACCATTTGCGCGCCGAGGCGGCGCGGGTGAAGCCGCGTTCGTTATGCCGAACGCGGCGTCGCCAAATAGTCGTCGTAACCCGCGCGGGCGCGCGGCGTCAGAACGGGCTCGAACCAATGGTAGCGGCCGATATTGTCCGAGCCTTCGCGGCGCTGCTTGCGAATGAGCCCGGAGAGTTCAAGCCCAGCCAGCAGGCCGGCGTCATGCCCGCCGGTGTCGCCCAGCGCGATCCGTTCGAACACGCGAATCTCCGCCGCCGAACAGCCGGCGGCGCGGGCGGGATGGGCGGTCATGATGTCGATCCCGGAAAAAGGAACAAATTGAAAAGCCCCGCGCGACGGGCGCCGCGCGGGGAAGTCAAGGGAGGAAACGCCCAAGGAGGGCTACGAAGCGAGGCAACCTCACTGCGAACCTCGCGCGGCCCATCCGCGCGAAGAGGTGTTGCGCCAAAAGTGGCGCGAAAGGGGGAGGCGGCGCCGGTCATTCGGCGGCCTGGTGGTTGGAACCCTGCTCGGGCGGATAGAGGTCGGGACGCAGCTCCTGCCGCGAGACGCCGGTAAGGCGCTCGACATCGATCACCCGCTCGGACGGCACGCGTTTCCACTGCGAAACGGCCTGCGGGGTAATGTCGCCAAGCGCGCGGGCCAGTCCCGATGCGCCTCCGACCTTCGATTTAGCGGTCTCAAGAGCTGCTTTCATTACGGAATGAAAGCACAGCTTTCTTTTTTCCGCAAGAAAAACTTTCGATGAATGAAAGGGAGTCTTTCGCCATGATGGCGCCCATGAACACCATGGCCGAACGAATCCGCTTCATCCGCAAGGAAATCCTTGGTTTTCGCTCGCAGCAGGAACTGGCCGACGCGCTCGGGGTCACGCGCGGCGCGGTTGGCAATTGGGAGCGCGGCGAACCGATCAGCCGCGAATGGCTTGTCGCGCTCGCCGAACTCGCGAGGGCCAAGGTCGAATGGATCGTCAGGGCGGAAGGCCCCGCGCCCGAGCGAATAGCGATAGAGGTCGTGGCCCGGGATCATCCTCGCGTCGCATACCTACCCGCGCCGCCCGAAGTGGAGACCAAGACGGGAGCGAAGGCCATCGCGGGCGAGATTCGCCCCGCGAAGGTCGGGCTCGGCGAGACGCATCTTCGGCGCGACCTTCCCGTCGTGGGAACGGCCTGCGGCGCCATCGCCAATGGGTTCATTATAGGAAATGACGTGATAGACTACGTGCTTCGGCCGCCCGCGTTGTCAGGAATAGATCAAGCCTACGCCATTTATGTGGAGGGCGAATCGATGCTTCCCCTTCATAAACCAGGCGATCTATGCTTCGTTCATCCGGGGCGTCCCTGCCTTCGCGGCGACAGCGTCATCATTCAGCTGAAGCATGGCGAAGGCAAACCTATCGAAGGATATATAAAGACCTTCATCCGCGCCAATGATGAGTGGATATTCGCTCAACAATATAATCCCGCCGGGGAGGTAAAATACAAAAAGGCATTCGTATATCGCATGCATCATGTTCTTACGATGAAGGAACTATTTGGCGTGTAGAATGTTTGCTGCTGTCTGCTGACCAACGCGCAACGCATAAATAAGGGATATTAGATGACAACTGGCAACGAACGGCATTCAGAATGGGAAACGGAAGAATTTGAGATAACGCCAAGTGGCTGGAAAGTGTCTCGAGTTTTCTCCGTGGTATTTTTAACCTTAGCTGTGATCTCGTTTGTTTACGCCGAATTACAGTGGCAACTTACATCCGCAAAGGACGGCATGATTGGCATGGGGACATCCGCTTATGCGACCGTCCTCTATACAAGGCCGATCGCGCTAGCATGTATTTCAGCCGCTCTCGCGATAATTTCACATGGCGATCTAACCGTTAGGAACGCCCGCGTTTCAAGGCGTGAAGTCGCTCGCCCTGTTCTCGACATAAATGAGCCGAGCGCGCCTAGAAATGATTCCGATCTCATCGGCAATCGCTTATTGGCCAAACTACGCGGCAAATAAGGGATTCGCGCCACGCAATGGATCCTCCTGGTCGCCGCCCGCCTCGCCCTATCGCTTGGCGAAGAGGATGGCGACCGCCGATGCGGCCCATGCGGAACGGAGCCGTCGCAGCGAACCACGACATCGGCGTAAAAATTGCGCCATTCCTTGCCGCGCAGAATAGTCACTTCCTCTCGCATCCGATCCTCCATTCGCCATGCCGGCGCGGCCGTCCGCGCGGGGCGTTCGCGGAATGAAAGTGTGTCTTTCTTTTCGCTTGCGCTGAAATGAAAGCCATGCTTTCATAGTCTCGTCACCCACCCGACGAGACCGCGCCATGCCTCCCGCCTCATTCCCCAACCCCCAACATTCCCCCGACGACGCCGCGCAAATTACCTTGATGGCGGCGCTGCTCCCCGACCCCGCGCTTTGCCAGGGCGAGGCCTCGGCCCTTCTCGCGCTGCATCGGCTGCGCTTTCCCGCGGGCGACGTGGCGCGGCTCGGCCGCGACGCGATCCTGCGCGCCGCCAGCGAGCGCCGCCTCGCCCTCGCCGCGCTTCCGCCACTCGCCGCCGCGACCCCGGCGGCGGCGCACAACGCCTCGCTTGCCGCGGCGATCATCCAGCCCGATTACGACGTGGTTTGGGTCACGGTCGCGGCCGTGCTGGTCGCCGCCGCCGTCGGGCTGTTCGGCGTGTTCATCGCCCGAGCCTTCGCGGTCGGAGCCGACATCCTGCGCCAAAAATCCCAATGGGATTTCGACGACGCCGAATATGTGCGCGCGCTCAATCGCCGCTGCGTCCGCCGCGCCAGGGACGCATATGCGGCGCGTCGCGACCGGGAAGACAGGCCATGAGCGCCACGCGGCGAAAACCCGCCTCGCGCCCAGCCCGCTACGACCGCCGCGCGATCATGCTCCGCGCGCGGCGCGAATACCGGCAGCGCAAGGCGCTCGACCGCCCGGTGTCATGGTCGGAGGCCATGAAGATCGCTTGGCGCGTCGCCAAGCACGTTCATCAACTCAAACTCGCGGCGTGAGGCCAAGATGCAAAATCTAATTCCCGTGATCCCGCTTTTCCTCTTCTGCGCCTTCATGGCGGCCGGCTTCGCGATTTGGGGGGAGTGACGGCCATGAACGGCCAAATCATCCCCTTCCCGAAAATCCCCCGCCTAAATCCCGGCCAGCGCGTCACGCGGATCGACAGCGCCCGCGCGGCGCTGGAAACCTGCGAGTTTTTCGGGCGCTGCGAGACGGCGGCGCGCGACGCGATCGACGAGGGCGACATGGCCGAATTCACCCATCAGCTCTGCCTGTTGGCGTCGTTCCAGATTTCCGATCAGGCCCCCGGGCGGCTGAACAACGAGCGCCGCATGTTGATGCTCGATCTGATCGATTACGCCACCGACCCCGCCAACGCCCCGGCGATCCGCCCCTCCAACTAAGGCCCGCTATGTCCAATTTCCACGACATCGATATTCCGCTCGCCAGCATCGCGCGCCTTTCGCCGCTCAATCCGCGCCAGGACACGGAGAGCGACGTCGCCAGCCTCGCCGCGACGATCAGCGCGCGCGGCCTGCTTCAACCCATCCTCGTGCGCGAGATCGAGGGCGAGGCCGGCCTTTACGAGGTGCTCGACGGCGGGCGCCGCTGGCGCGCGCTGCGCATGCTGCATGCGGACGACGGTGACGTATTGCCCGTCGTCACCGCGCGGCTGTTCGAGGGCAGCGATAGCGAGGCGCGCGAGGCGGCGATCGCCGTCTCGGTCACGCAAAAGCCGCTGCATCCGGTCGACGAATACGAGGCCTTCGCCGCGCTGGAGGCCGGCGGCATGACGATTGCCGACATCGCCCGCGACTTCGCGCAGAGCGAGAAGCAGGTCAACCAGCGGCTGGCGCTGGGACGGCTCTCGCCGCGCGTGCTGGCGCTGTGGCGCGAAGGCGAGATCGACCGCGAACAGGCGCAGGCTTTCACGCTCGGCGGCATCCCGGCTCAAGAGGCCGTGCTCGATTCCGACAGTTGCGCGAAGACCGGCCTTCGCCAGGCCTATTCGATCCGCAAGGCGCTGCGCTCGACCGCGCTCGAAGCGCACAGCGCCGTCGCCAAATTCCTGCGCGCCGATCCGGCCCGCATCCGCGCCTATCTCGAGGCCGACGGCAGGATCGAGAGCAACCTGTTCGAGATCGAAGACGGCGAAACCTTGCTCGACGGCCCGCTGGCCGAAAGCATCGCCGATCGGCTGCTGCTGACCGAGGCCGAAAAGGTGATGGAAGCCGAGGGCTGGGGCGGCGCGGCCATCGCCAACGACGATGACGACCCCGATACGATCGTCCAAGACCCGGACGTAACCCCGGCCGAGCAAGAGCGGCTCGACCAGATGGACAAGGAGCGCTTTGGCGCGAGCGAAGAGACGCGGGCGGCGCTCGAAGCCGAGGAAGACGCGATCAACACCCGCGCGATCCTGCGCACCGTCCGCGAATCCGAGCGCAAAAATCTAGCCGTGCGCGCCGAGATCGACGGGCTCGGCAACCTCTACTTCGTCCGCGCCGTGCCGATGCAAGGCGCGGCCGGCGACGATCATCGCGAAGAAGACGCCCCGCCGCCCCGCGAGCCGGCGCAACGCCAGCCCGAAACCCCGCCGCCGCCCGCGCCGTCGGAGACGATCGGCAAGCAGGCCCGCGCCGTGCTCGACGCCGGCGTGACGGCCGCGCTGCAAGAGGCGACGCTCGCCAGCCCAACTCTGGCGCTGACGTTCGCGGTGGCGGCGCTCGGCTGCCAATATGGCCGCGAATGCGTCAATCTCACCGGCGAGATCACCAGAGTCCCGCGCGGCTCGCACCATCGCAGCGGCCTGCTCCAGGCGATCGCCGCGCAAAAATTCGACCGCGCGCTGGCGACTTGCCTCGCCACCGAATATGCGGCGCTCGCCAACGCCTTCGCCGAGCTGGTCGCTGGGTCAATCGACACGACCGAGAGCGACTGGCCCGCCGCCCTACCGCTGCTCGCCACCGCCGCGCGCAAGGCCGACATGCCGCAACTGCTCAGCGACACCTTCGACTATCGCGAATATTTCCTCTCGGCCGGCAAGGAGGCGTCGCTCGCGGTGATCCGCGAACTCGACGGCGAAACCGCCGCGATCGAAGCGCAGCGGCTCAAGAAAACCGACCTCGCCGCCCTGGTCGCGACGCTGGCGGCGCATCGCGAATGGCTCCCCGACGAACTACTGGCGGCGATCGGCAAGCCGAAGCCGCCGGAGCCGGCCAAGAAAAAGGACAAGCGCTCGACCGCGCAGGCGATGGGCGAGGCGATCGACGACGACGAGGCCCGCAAACAGGCCGTCGCCCGCTACGTCGCGACCCGCGACTTCCCGCCCGAGGGGCTCAAGGCGAGCCTGCTTTACGGAGATTTCGTCGCCTGGGCGGAGCGCGAAAACATCGCCCCAATGAGCGTGATCGCCTTCGCGACCGCGATGCAGGCCAACGGCGTCGCCAAGAAACGCGGCAACACCGGCGTGCATTATCTCGGACCCCAAAAGGCGGATGCCGCGCAGTGAAATCTTCTTCCGACGATCTTCCGAAAATCCGCGCCCGCTTCAAGGCGAAGCATCTCCACGCGCTGCGCGAAATCATCGCGAACTCCAGGGGGCGGAGCTTTTGCGGCCCCGCCGGCCTCTACCTCGAACCCTGCGAGCAGGGCGGCGTCCTGATCATCGCGACCGACGGCCATGCGCTGGCCGCGCTGCGCGATCCCGACGGCGAGGTCAACAAGCCGTTCAAGGTCCATCTGCCCAAGGCCTTCGTCGACCGCTGCGCGCCGCCCGCGCCGGTCGCGGTATTTTGCGAAGGCCCCGACGAGATCGAACTCCCGGAATGGGCGCAGCCCGGAGAAGTCTATCTCTATGAGATCGCCGCGATGCTGTTTAGCCAGATGAACCACCCGAAATTCGAAGACCTGAAATACGCGCCGGTGCTGGCGAACCTGCCGATCGAGACCGGGAACCATTGGCGCGAAACCGACTACCGGGTCGAGGAGCCTCGCGAGACATTTTCATGGCGTCGGCCGCTCGAAGCCGCGCCAGCGCCGGGTGAACGGTTTTATCTGCAGCCGTCCGTTTTCGCGACCTTCCAGCCGATCTTCGAGCAAGCCTGCCGCGACGCCGACAAGCCTCTCGCGCTGGCGCTGGAGCCGCGCGAAAACATGGTCATCCGAGTCTTCATCGACGGCTTCCCCGATTTCGTCGGCGTCGTCATTGGCATGACGCCCTTCACGCCGCCGCCCCTGCCGCTCTTCGCCGCTGAGCCAGCGAAGACGCCGCGAGAGCAAGGCGAGTCCGACGCCGCCATATCCGCGGCGATGGCCAGCGACCCGGATTGGCAGAACGAAAACCCGGATTTGAGCACGGCGGAGGTGGTCGACCCGAGCGCCGAAGAGGCCAGTGGGAGGGATGATTAATGGCGATGATGCTTGTGCTTTCCAGAACTCTTGATCGCGTCGCCCTGGGGATGACCATCGCGGCGGCGAAACCGATCGACTGCTTCGAATATTTCCCCGGGACATGGTTCGTAGATGTTGGCTGCGAAAGCCCGAATAAATCGTTCATCTCGATCTTCGGATCGCCCGAACTCGATAGGGACGGAGAAACGCGTAAAAACGTCGAAACAGTTTTGCTGAAAGTCGGAAGCTACTACGGCTTCCTGCCGACAAAAATATGGGACCGTCTGCGATGACCCGCCCCAAGATCGGCGACACGCTGTGCGAGCTGTCGCGCCGCTTCCCCAAGACCTTCGCGCTTGCAGCCGAGGGCAAGCGCCCGCTCAAGCGCGAGATATTCCAAGACCTATGGGCGGCGGCGCCCGAGCTCGGCTACGACCCGCTGCGCCACGCGCTCGGCCAATATGTCGGCGGCGTGACCTATCTCGAATTGCTCCGCGCCGGCGCGCCGCGCTGGGGTCTCTACGGCGAGCCCGCCGGCGAGGTGACGGCCCGCGACGAAGAACAGGCGCGCGAAAAGCTCGCGCGGATCTTTGAGCGGCGCGCGCCGCAGAAATCACGCGAGGCGGCGGAATGACCGGGCCAGACGCCGAATCCGAGCGCGCCGCGCACCGCGCCGCCGTGGACGCCGGCTACGCCAGTCTCGATGGATATATCGAGCGATGGGAAAAGACGCCGGCGAGTAAGCTGGCCAAAGCCGAGAAAGTTGATCACGTCGTCGCGGCCGTGCGCGCCGATTTGCTGCGCCGATCCGAGATCGGGATCGCCAAATATGGCGTCACGCTTGACCGAACGGACCTGAGCCTGCGCGACTGGCTTCAGCACGCTTACGAAGAGACGCTGGACCAGGCGAATTATTTGAAGCGCGCGATCGTGGAGATCGATAATGCAAAAAATTGACGTTCTCGACCATGGTTTCGTTCGTCTAGTCGAGAGCATGGGCTCCGACCTTTCCATCGTGCGCGCCGCGCGCGTGTCTCATGACGCCGCATGGCGCGCGGGCGAAGATGAAGGCGGCGACGAGCGACTGATCCGTTATCTTTGGCGTAACCGGCACACCACGCCGTTCGAGGCGGTCGAGTTTCAATTCGAGATCAAGGCGCCGATCTTCGTGTTCCGCCAATGGCACCGTCATCGCACCTGGACCTATAACGAGGTCTCGGCGCGCTACACGGAATTGCCGGAAGAATTCTACGTTCCGAAGCCGGAACTGGTTGGCAAGCAGTCCACGTCGAATAAACAAGCTCGGATTGTGGCCGATCTGATGTGCTGTGACGAAGATGATCCGATGTTAGGTTTGCGGGAGACGGAAGTTGAGTTTTTCCGCCACACTTGCTCCGCCGCGTTCGAACAATATCGCGCGCTGCTCGATTCTGGATGGCCGCGCGAGCTTGCCCGCTCGGTGCTTCCGGTCGCGACCTACAGCCATATGTTCGCGAAGGTGGACCTACACAATCTTTTCCACTTCCTCGGGCTGCGGCTGCACGCTCACGCGCAATATGAAATCCGCGTCTATGCCGAGGCAATGCTCGAATTGATCCGGGGCGTCGTTCCGGTCGCCGTCGCGGCGTGGGAAGACGGCCGATCATTAGAGGGCGGCGCGCTGTGACCGGCAAGAGCAAGATCCAATGGACCGACGCGACCTGGAACCCGCTCGCCGGCTGTTCCATCGTCTCGCCCGGATGCACGAATTGCTATGCGATGGCGATGGCCGCGCGGATCGAGCGCATGGGCGGCGCGGACCATTATGTCGGCCTCACCGAAATGGTCAAGGGCAAGCCCGTCTGGACCGGCAAGGTCGCGCTAGCGAGCGAAAAAACCCTGCTCGCGCCGCTGCGCTGGAAGAAGCCGCGCAAAATCTTCGTCAACAGCATGAGCGATCTGTTCCACGAGAAAGTAGATCAATTAGACATCGCTTCGATTTACGGCGTCATGATCGCAGCGCATCATCTGCATGGCCATATATTCCAATGGCTGACGAAACGCAGCGCCCGCGCGCGAGACGTTCTCAATCGAGAGGAATTTTGGGACACGGCCAATTCCTTCGCCGAGAATCACATCTTCGAGCGCGTGGACCCGAATAATAGGCGTCGCGACGATGCCCGCGCGACGTGCGACGATTACGACGCCAGCAATCCGCCGCCGGGCATATGGGCCGGCGTCACGGCCGAGGACCAACCCCGCGCCGACGAGCGCATCCCCGATCTTCTGGCGACCCCGGCCGCCGTGCGCTTTGTGAGCTGCGAGCCGATGCTCGGCAAGATAGCCCTTCATAATTTGCCGTTCTCTCAATCGCAGGCGCACGTCAATGCGCTTTCGGGCGAAACAATCTCGTGCCATGGCGATTACGACAACGAAGGCCCGCGCCTCGACTGGGTGATCGTCGGCGGCGAGAGCGGCCCCGGCGCGCGGCCGATGCACCCCGATTGGGCGCGATCGCTGCGCGATCAATGCGCGGCGGCCGGCACGCCGTTCTTCTTCAAGCAATGGGGCGAGTGGGCCTACGTTTATGATCGCGATGCCGACGACCCGGATTGGAGAAAGCCGCCAAAGGCCGAGGATAATAACGAGCGATATCTGAACCTCGCTGGCGGCCACGGCTTCCATGGAGAGCGCGTGCACTTTGTCCGCAAGGTCGGCAAGCACCGCGCCGGCCGCCTGCTCGACGGCGTAGAGCACAACGATTTCCCGGAGGCGCGATGACCGACAACATGACCAACGCCGTGCGCGCGATCCGCAACGCCTTCGGTGCCCCCGGCGATTATGGCTATGAGAGCAAAGAGGGAAAGGCGCTTTATGCGCTCTATTTGGCGCACGCGGAGGATCAAGGCGCGGCGACGCGGGCGCTCATCGATGCGGAAGCAATCGCCGAGCGTCATCGCTCGAAAATTGATGTCAATGAGCCGCTTTGGCATAGCGGAGCCGATTGGGCGTGCGATCGGATCAAGGAGGCGATCCGCGCATATCGCCTTTCAGGGAACGCGAAAATCGCACAAGACAATGGTTTGTGCGCGGAGCCGCCTAAATGACCGGACCCGCGCACAATGACAACGATCTCCTTGGCGTAGGGACGCCAGAACCCGAATGGCTTCGCGAGATAGACGAGCCAGTCGAAATCTTCGTCGTGCATCCAAACGCGGCATACGCCAAAACGGCTGACGAGCTTGCGCGTTGGCGTGGATGGTTTCCGGCGACATGGACAGATTTCAACGGAGGCGGATGGGTTTGGCATGGCCTCTTGGGCGCGGTGACGCATGTTCGCCCCGTCAGCGGGGAGGACGCGTAAATGACCCGCCCCGCCGCCCCACGCATCCGCGCCCCCGAGGCCGCCGCGATGCTTGGCGTCACGCTGCGCGGGCTGCAGGCGCTGGCGGCGCGCGGCGCCTTGCCAGGGGCGGCGAAAATCTGCACGCTATGGACGTTTGATGTGAAGAAGTTGAAGCGATTTGCTGAAATGAGAGACAGCGTAGAACTAGCCGCCGTCAATGATGAATGCCGCCAGATGTTCGCGCCGCCAAAGAATACCGACACGAAAAACCATATCTATGTTGTTGGATACGACAACTATATAAAGATCGGTTGGAGTTCGGCTCCGCGCGGCGAGCGGCTGAAAACGCTTCAGACGGGATCACCCATGAAACTAATCGATTACGGCGAGTTATTGGGGGATCGCCACCTAGAGGCTTACTTGCATGATCGCTTCAAGGCTTATCGGCTTGAGGGCGAGTGGTTCCGCAAGCGCGGCGCCATTGGGAAGTGGATTTCCGCCGGCTGCCCAATGCCGAAGCGCTACAGTCCGAGCCAGCTTGTCCCTGGATGCCGGAGGTTGTCAGAATGACTCGCCGCGCTTCCAGATGCACGCAAGCCGAAGTCACCCGTCTAATTCGCGGGGCGCAGGCGGCCGGCCTGCCAGTGTGTGGCGTGCGGCTTGACGGCGCCGGCGTCACGGTCTTGACTGCTCTGCCGACGGAGCCGGCGGTGCGCGATTTAGAGGCCGCGAGCGCCGAACTGGACAGGCGCTTGGGGATCGACCGGGATGGCGCGCGTGAAAATCCCTTACTACCGCATTAAGCGGGGCAACGGCTTCTGGGAGCCGCCCGCCGGCTGGCGCGCGATCGGCGCGCTGGCGCTGGCCTGCGGCCCGGACGGCCCCGCCGCCTGGACCAAGGCGCGCGAACAGCTCGACCTCTGGCGTGCCCGCGCGCGCGGCGCGAAACCGGCCGCGGAGCAGCAAGCCCCGCCCGGCTCGCTGAAGGAAGCCTTCCTGCGCTATCGCAAAACTGGGGAATGGACCGCCAAGGCCCCGCGCACCCGCGAGGAATGGGAGCGAGCATGGTCGCGCATCGGCCCGACCTTCGGCGACCTCCCGCCGCCAGCCGTGCGGCTGGAGCATATGAGCGCCTTTCGCGCCCGCGTGGAGCGCGACGTATCGACCCGCGAGGCGCATCGCTGCCTCAAAATCTGGCGGGCGCTGTGGCGCGTCGCCGCCGCGCAGGGCTATTGCGAGGCCGGCGCCGACCCATCGCAGGGCGTGCGCAACAAGGAGCCGCCGCGCCGCCAGGCCGTCTGGACCGACGCCGAGGCGAGGAAGCTGGTCAAGACCGCCTGGCGCGAGGGCTACCACGGCCTCGCAGCGCTGGTCGCGCTGGCGTGGGATTCGAGCCTATCGCCGGTCGACGCCCGCCGACTGACGCCGGCGCAGCGCGCCAGGGACGGGCAAGGCGACGTGTTCATCCTCGCCCGGGCCAAGACCGGCCGCGCCGCCGCCGCGACGCTGACGCGACGCGCGAGCTTCGTGCTGGACGCCTATCTCGCGCGCCTTGGCGTCGAGATCGCCCCGAGCGCCCCGATCTTCCGCCACCGCCACGGCGCGCCCTACAGCAAGGACACGCTCGGCGACGACTTCCGCGACGTGCGAAGAAACGCCTTTGGCGAGACAGAGACCCGAACTCTCGCCGATTTCCGCCGAAGCGGCGCGATCGAGGCCCTACGCGGCGGCGCGACACCAGAGGGCATAAGCGCCAAGCTCGCCAACGACTTCGCGACCAACGCAAACCTGCAAAGAACCTACGCGCCGGTCGACCTCGCCAAGGTGCGCCAGGTGGACGCGGCGAGGAAGAGGGGACGGAAGTGA